ATGCCTCGGGTGCGCCTGCCCGGCGAGGCTCCCGGCCAAATGAGCGTTTTCTCAGCTCCCGAACCTCAATTTAAATACAACATACACACTGCTCCTGAACCTGAGTTTGGTCCGGGTGCGCGTCCTCTTTCTCTGCGGGAAGCCGACGCCGATACTGCAAACCTGCTTCGGACTCTTGAGCCAGGGACAGCTACGACTCTCGCCCGTCTGGCCGACGATATCGCTTCTGAGTACGGGGTACCAGCCGGGGAAGCTCTTAAAAATATCACCGGTCCGAAGGGCACTGACTACCTCGCCTATTTGAATACGGCTCGTAAAGGCGAAGGCGGTCAGATGGTTCCCCCCGGCGGCGGCCAAACTATTCCCCCCGGCGGTGGCCAACCCATGCCCGGCAACCGCGGAGGAGAGCTAATTCAATCGCCTGGCGGCGGAGCAGGTCGTCCCGGCCCCCGCGTGGCCGACGACGTCATCGACGTTGACTACCGCCTTATTCGTGAACTGCCTGCTGGACGTCGCGGCGGAGCTCTCGGTCAAGTAAACGTTGATTTAGGTAAAGCGGTACGTGAGTCCGGTCTTACACCCACGCAAATTAAGGCTCTGTTAGCCGGCGGCGGCGCCCTAGGTGTGGGGACACTCCTGGGTGTGATGGGACGCGGCGAGGATACTGAGTCTGTCGCTCCTTTGACAAATGAGCAGGCATACCCTCCCCAAGGAGCCGTAACTCCCCCGCCTCGCATGCCGGGCGGAATGCCGCCTTCTATAACCGGACAAGCCGGTAGCGGGCAAGTTTACATCGCCCAAGACGACGGCGATAGTAATTACCGGCAAGCACGTTCTAATGCTCTCCAAGCCGCTAGCCGCGGGGGAGGCGTAATGCCTGGCGCCCCTCGTGCGCCTATTTCAGCCCCTAGTCCTGATCCGAACGCACCAATAGCTGACTATTACCGACAACGGCAGGAGTACGTATCACAGCCTGAGGTTCTCAGGCAAATCATCCGAGATGCCTCCGCACTTCCCGGCGTGGCTCCCCAAACTCCCGTTTGGGCGGCTCAAAACCCCGCACTGGCTTATGAAATGCTTCAGCGAGCTAAGGCTCGCCCTGACTTGTCTCAACAGACACCCCAGCCTGTCACGGTGGAAATTGGTTCTCAACTAGGCGACAACCCAGTCAATAACGCTGCCGGTAACGCAGCCTACGGCGCCGCTGCCGCAGTAGATCGTTCGGCTGGCGCATCCGATTTAGAAGATGCGACACGTCCTTTAACTCGGCCTAAACTTAATTATGTTCCGCTTGGAGGACGTTTTGTTCCTTCGACTGGTTCTATTCCCGCAATCCCCATCGGTTGACTTAGGAGACAGTTAAATGGCTGCTACTGACATTTTTACTAATCCTCCGAAAGTAGGGGGTTATGAGTTTCCTTCTTCGACAAGCTTTAACTACGATGTTTTTCGCCCTGATCTAGGTAATGTTCTCGACCTTAATTCCCTGGGTCTCGGCGGAGCTTCTGCGCCTAGCCCCGTACAGCCCGGTGCTGAACCCGGCTGGGGTAAACAATTAGAAGATTTCCTAGGCGGTGTAGGCAAATTCGGCGCTGGGTTAGGCGCAGGCATAGCGGCTGCCCGTGGCGACATGCCGATGGCAGGCCAACTTCTGTCTAATTATTTCCAAGACAAAACTGGAGATACAGACGAAAGTGGTGAATCTTCCCTGGAGAAAGCTCTCCGCGCTCTTAAGGAGAGTGGCCTTATTTCCTTTAAGCTGAATACGGATGACGAATCCGATAATCTCATGATTTGAGACGAAAAATAAATAACACACAACGTACTGAGCTTACCTAATGGCATCGACTTCCACAAACAAGCAGCCCTGTCTTATCGACCGTCCTTTTTTACGGGGCGCTCGAATTACCAGTGCGACTACCACGTGTAACCCCACCAACCCCAATCTGACTGACCTTATTCAGTTAGTCCGCGTGGGCGACCTCCCTTCGGAGGATGCTGCTTTGGTTGAAGACATCACCATTGTCAGCAACGAAGGTTATCCCGATAACAGCGGTCGTCGTTCTGTTGACCTGGGGCTCTACGTTTACGCTCCCAACCAAGCAGCTCCCTCCACGTCGGCTGCCTTAATGGTTGGTCGTGTTGAAGTTGGGCTCAGCGGCTCAACCCGAGGTGTTCCCCAGAGCGTTCAGCTGTTCGCCTGCAACGCACCGACTCCTCAAGTTGGTGATACAAACCTTCTCGCGCCCATTCAAGTCGGTAAATCCGAGGGTTTGTATCTGGAGAAAGGATACATCCTCGCTGTAGGTTACATCGGTAATGGAAGCACCGCAGTATCCGGCGGTTTGAGTCCTTCTGGTATCACTATTTGGAGCCAAGGCGGCTTCTACTAAATTGTGTCACGGAGACGCGGGTCAGATAATTTTAACTTGCGGCCGTTTAAGGCAACAAATCCTGCTGAATTACCGAAAACGGTAAAGGGATCCGATAACACAAAGGAGTTGAATTCTCCTTTACCGTTTAAACGGCGTTTCCGACCTGCGCTTAATACAAAAGATTTCAGCGTAACCAGCGAGTACGATTACGCTTCGCTTTGGGTGCGTTGGCGCCGTGGCTATGAGCTGAGTATGTATTCTCAGCAGGCTTACGGAGGTTTAACTTATTCTTTTAAGTATTTCGTATCGGGTACTCCTGGACTGGGTGTCTTTCTACCCGGCATGTGTTTTATGTATCCGACCACACGGACGGATATGCGTATGCACATGGTTGGGATTCGTCCTAGAGATTCGTTTAACTTTCTTAATTTCGGTTATTCGATCGTTTCTGTCACTGACTATGACGCGGACACCTACGCGGTGCGCTTGAGCTCTAATTTTGGCGCTCCTATTTCTTTCTTCACAGGCGAAGTTCTGTCTAATAGATTCAGAGCAGACGGTACAGACAAAGAATACGGATTTAATAATTACACAGTAACTGCTGTAGGTATCAACAACGTACCCGTAAACCCTTCTTACGCTCCTATTTTTAACACCCTGTTTTTATCTCACGGTGAGAACACAAGTTGGGCTGTAGTTGACGAAAATACACTGGCTATACCCGCTACAGGACCGCCGGCTGTTGGAGAGTACCTAACAACCGAGATGCGCTCACAATGCACTTGCTCTGATTTCTTAGCCAGGGAGAACTTTAATTTATATGATGCGTCTATACGTCGCAAGTACCCGCGAACACGTCCACAAAACTTCGATCCCGGTTACTACGATGCCGGTGTCGACGGCTCGCCGCGGTTAGTAGACTCATCAGATAATCCAGGTTTTGCTAGAACTTTTGGTTTTATTTACATTAATCAGATATACAATATTCCTAGTTTTTCTGAAGCTACGTATTCCGATCCCAACTTCTTCTACTACCAACCGAAATGGTGTAAGCATATTTATGCCGCTATGTGGGACATGCAGCGGGCCTACAACCAAGGCGTTGCAACAGGACCGTGGTTACCTCAGCCGACGGACGAACCTCTTAACGAGTATTACAGAGAGTATTTTGAAAAAGAATTAGCACGCCAAACAACATTTCTCAAACGAGAGAAAGATTTGGTCTGGTGGCAGCGTTACAGCCCCGCGAAAGATGATATGCCAACACACATGATGTATCCGGATATGTATAACATGATGACTAAGACATTAAATGCAGGAGACTTAGCTGCGCTGAATACGCTTCAGGGACGCAGTTTTGAGATGTTTACTATTGATGAGTTTAACCCCTTCGATCCTGCATCGTTTGTTGTTAGTACTTACGACGGGGGAACGTACGAAAACGGTGTGTTAGTTAATCAACCCACTAATATTTTTGATGGCGGGCAGTACCTGAACGGGGTTATAGTTCCTCCAGCTGGTTTCCCGTCACTAATAAACGGCGGCGTATATTAAATGACCTCGACTCCCGTCATTCTTCTTCTTAAAAGATCCGGCCAGTCATCTGATCGACCTCAGACTAGTGTTGTTCAAAATGGCGAACTTGCCATCGCCGTGGGCGCAGCCGACCCAGGTCTCTACTTCGAGGATTCTGCCGGAAGTATTCGAAAAATCGGCCCTTCGCATTACGGCACGACGGCACCAAACTCAGCTCCTGTCGGGTTAGCGGGTAACTCAGTTGGCGAGCTTTGGGCTGACAGCTCGTCGAGTAGCTATTACCTGAAAGTCTGGACTGGCGGCGTGTGGCAAAAAGTTGGAGCCGGATTCGCCGATTCTGCAACTACGGCGACTACGGCAACTACGGCAACATTTGCGACCCAAGCCTCTACGTCTACACTTTCGTCTGGTACTATTCTGGCTTCTGGTGCCATACTGGCTTCTGGTGCCGTTTTTTCTAACACAGCGACGCTAGCTTCCGGAGCCATACTGGCTTCTGGTGCCATTCAGAGTTCCACTGTGGTTCTTAGCGGGTTACCGAGTCCGACCGCGAACCCATCTGGAACTCTTATCTACCAAGTTCAATCTTCCGGCGTGTTTGCCGCCGGACTTTACGTCCGCGCTAGGGACACGTGGCTTCTTGTTTAAGGGCGAAGAGTGCTCTTAAGGAACCAAGAAGATTTGAACATCGCTCCCACAAGTTCCGCCAGGTAGTTTTCGATGTCCGGAGCGTCGACTTCTTTTGCTACTTTTTGAAGATCTTTGGAGGCCATTCCGCACGCCTCTAAATTTTTCAGATATACGGTAAGACCTTCGCGTGTTTCGTATGCTTTAACGTGTTTAAATCCTTTGTACGCGCCCAGTAAACCTCGCTCGCACATAGGCATCAAGAAGTCCATCGAGCGAATAAATTCGCCGATTTTGTCGAATTGATCGATGTGTGCGTTGTACTGCTTTTTCAGGAACTTGTGGATAGGCAAAAAGAGCGGACCCTCGACATTCAGGTGAAGAAGGTGACTCTGAACGTAAAGTTGGTGTAAATAAGACGATAAAGACACCAGTCCAGAAATTAAATCCTGAACTGATGCCTTGTTCTCCTCGTTCCCCTCCTCCGATTCTTCGAACATCTGCTCGGTAGCTTCCTGCGGAGCAGGCATAGAGTTAAAAGAACCGGAGAACGTCATTGTTTATTTATCAGAAAGAGCAAGCAGCCGCAGTTTCGGGCTCTGCAGTTTCCACTTTAGCTGCGGAGGAAGTCTTCAGGTATTCTTCAAGTGCGTTTTTGTTCACGCGATAGAGAGATTTGGCGCCGTTAGGCTGCAGATTTACGAAGATTTGCTTGGGCCAGCCACCGGGCTGGTTGGACTCAGTCAGAGCGATACGCTTGCGAACGAAACCAGAGCTGCAGTTCAGGAATTCAGCAGTTTCTGCGATTGTCAGGAGATTCTTGTCGTCAGGCATGACGGTATAGAAGATGAGTTACAGAGGGAACTATAGAGCTTTTTCTGCTCTGCGTGGCGATGTGTGGAGGAGTTTAGGTACTCTTAAGGTTTCTGTTACGGTTGATGACGTGCTTGATTCTTTAGAATATCCTCAGGTTCCATGTATTAATGGCTATCCGCATCGCTGGGGAAATTTTTAAAAACTATAACGTCCCCAAAAAAGACGTTCAGGGCGGTAAAGAATTCTCCGTGGCAGCGAAGGAAGGGAATACTGTGCGTTTAGTGCGATTTGGTGATCCGAATATGGAAAACCGTAGCGATAATCCAGATCGCCGGCAAGCTTTTCGGTCGCGTCACAGCTGCGACGAAAAGAAAAGCAAACTTACTCCTGGGTATTGGTCCTGTAAAGCATGGTAAGCACACTTAGTGTTATTTTTATCTCTAACGCATAACGAATCGTTTTATTTTCTAGAAGAGTGTGATAAGGAGACGCTAAGAGTTAGACTCTGAGTATCGGCAGCCGGCACATGGCCTCCAAGCGTGATTCGGAGCACACAGGGAACTTAGCCTGCGGTTTGACGCTGGAAGACGAGTTTGTACTTACACGCATTCGTACTAAAGCTCACACACTGCATAGTAAGGATCGCGATAATTATCTCTGGGATAAAGTGTTTAAATTGATCTGTCGAGAAAGAGCCTACAAAACCGTAATGGCTGAAGTCGGAATTGCTGTGGATACAAATATGCAGTTATTCGACGACGAAGAACTAAAACAAGATTGATCAGGATTTAAACTACGTTAATAAGCTTATTCTTCGCTGATGTCTTACACGAGCGAACAACTGAAAGCCATTGCACGGCAAAAAGCTCGTGAATTTGGTGTAAATGAAAATATCTTCTTGCGTTTAATACAAAAGGAGTCAGGCTGGAATCCGCGAGCGCGGAGTTCTGTTGGCGCGGAAGGACTGGGTCAACTGATGCCTCCCACGGCTAAAGGGCTTGGTGTGTCCAATGCTTACGATCCTGTTCAGAACCTAACAGGAAGTGCACGTTACTTAGGTCAGCAGCTCAAGCGCTTCGGGTCTTACGAAAAAGCACTAGCGGCGTATAACGCAGGTCCCGGAAACGTGGAACGCTATGGAGGTATTCCTCCTTTTAAAGAAACTCAAAATTATGTGAAAACAATCTTAGAGGGAGCGCAGCCGCCGGCTGCTCGGCTGTCCTCACCCTCTGCTCCGCGCCAAGCTGCTCCTGCTCCGCGCCAAGCCACCCCTGCTCCCGTCGGCGCAGCTTCCCGTATTCAGCTGCCGAAATTTGATTTGCCGGGCGCACTTAAAACTCTGTTGCTGCGATCCGCCGTTCAAGGAGTCAGTGGTGACGGCGGGACGGCGGAAGCCATGCAGTTGCGCGCTCGGGCTGACGCTTTAGCTGAGGCGGGTTACGAAGATGAAGCGGATGTTCTTGAGTCGCAATCCATTAGCAAGCTGGTTCAATCGACTCAACAGGTCGGCCTCGATCCCGCGACACTGGCGAAAAATATTCTCGAACTAAGGCAGCAGCAACTTGCGTACAACGCAGAAGCTTCGCGAATCGAGAAAAGCCTTAACGACGTCGCCGTGGGACAGACGGCACAAGCTACTGGTGTTAATACGCAAACAGGGGCTAAGCCTTCTCAAGGTTTCGCGCAAACTGGGAGAGGAATCGCGTATCCGAATGCTGTTGTCACCTCTGCCGTCGATGCCACGGGTGAACCTGGGTTGGATTTTGCGCTCGCGGGAGGTGCTAATGCAGTATTTGCGACGCCTTTCAATGCTCAGGTTCTGAAAGTCGTAAAAGACCCGAATCCTGCGAATCGCGGAGCTGGTGGCCGTGGTTATGGAAATTATGTGGAATTACGAGGTGTGACACCAGAAGGCAAATCCTTCGACACTCTGATTGCGCACTTTAATAAACTCAATCCCAATCTAAAACCTGGCATGCGGTTAGCTGCCGGTACTCCTCTAGGACTTCAAGGCGAAACGGGTCGAGCGACGGGACCTCACATTTCGATGGACTTTTACGATCCAGGTGCTACAACAAGCAGTCCAGATATCCTGCGGATAAGAGATATTGTTGCTGATAGAATTAAAAAAGGCCAAGCACCTTTCGGATAATGGGTTTATTCGGTCCTAGCGCTGCTGAACGCGCGCAGTCTTCCGTTAATACTGCCCTCGGTATTCAGAAAAAAACCATCAAGGCGCTTCGACGTCAGAATAAAAAACTTAGGCAGCGAAGCAATAGGCAGCAGGAGACTATTAGTAGTCTCGCCCCTATGGGTTCGCGTGAAGCTACTACACAGCTTTCGCAGGATTTTTACAAAGCACTGGGAAACATCGGTACGCAATACAGCCGGCAACTCTCTCAGTTTGATCCCAATCTCTTAGCTTCTCAGTCGTCTAAGCGATTTGCCGGGATGCTGTCTGCGAGTATGAACGATTATACGAATCGTCTAAATCAAGCAAGTCAAGCAGGCAGTGCTCGCTTATACGCAGCTTTATCCGCACCTATTACACAGTTCCGTCAGATTTCCGAAGATCCGGCTTTCAATAATCTGCTGAATCAAACCTTCATGGCTTACGCCGCCAATCCCCCCACTGTGACGAGCGACGTGGAGTCCATGAAGCCTCTGTACACATACAATGTCTGAGGAAATTCGGCCTTCGGCTCATGAGCGAAAAGTAGGTTTCCACGGGGAAGCTCCTTTCGCTAAACATGACTATCGATACCGCAGTCGTGATGTTATTCGGATGGCCGGAAAGGTTTGGAGTGAGGGGCCTGCGGAAAGGCGTCGTCGTTTAGAACGGGAAAGGCTCTCCGGCAAATCTAAGTCTGTGCCAGTCGGTTTAGGTTTCGCGGATCGGGATTCCTACGGCCCTAATGACAGCTTCGAGGCAACCCGCTTTCTCAGTAATATACGCGCCCCAGAGGACTATAAAAGTCTATAAAGTCTTTAATTCTCTTATCAGGGTAGTCTGAGACTGGCATATATAAAATAAATCCGTAGCATCTTGTGTTGGAAATTTTAGGTAAATCCGGCGTATCTAGGTGAAGAGCCGGTTTTTCTCTAAGAACGCAGAGAGGTAAGTCCAGTCCGATTTTCTGCGTGGTTATTAAGGCTACCTCCGTAGAGGTTAGAAAAATGATCGCTTCTTCAAATGTGTTCCGTAGATACTGCCGGTAACATTCCTCCAGCCACACACGTTGAGCTGATTTAACAAACCTTTTTTTGCGGCGAAAAACGCTAGTGTCCGGAGGTTGTTCCTCGTAAGTCAGACGATCCCTCGGGGGGTATAGATAGATATTTTTGGCTTTCCATGTCTGCTTTAGACCGTTATCTTCGGCGGTGAAGTAACGATCAGCATTCACCAGAGTATTCGCTGACTTACTCGAAGCCGGATCAAGATCTATACGGCCGCCGAAAAAAGCCGAAGTTGTGCCTAAGATTTCCGGCGGAGAAACAAAATCAGTCTCGACTTGCGGCATCGGCTATTCCGTCTATTCGAGAGCTAGCTTCTTCCAAGTCAATCACGTGGGCACTGAGTCCCTGATTCGACGCCAGCAAAACCAAAGCTTTGTCTTCTTTAGCTCCTACTTTTTGAACCAGTTCAATGGTCTTAGCTAGAAACGCAGCTGTTTCGCTGTCGCAAATCTCCTCCGCCAGAGCCATATCCGTTTTTAGGTCGGCTACGCTCATGTAGATGCTTTTATCCGGTTTGCTCGGGTTAAAGCACAGCGCGCCGGCTCCCGAAGCTTTTTTAAATTCTTGATACAGGGTCACAATATCGCCTGCAATCATTTTTGCCGCATTTAAACCTATACGGTTTTTAACTTCGGATTTACCGAACAGATTTTTAGCGAGCGTGTCGAGTTCTTTAGAGTTAGTCATTTTGATAGTTGGTGAAGTTCTGCCACGCGGATTCCAAGACTTTAGTCGCATCAAAGAGGAATGCGGAGGTATTGGTTTCCGTCGGATCAAGTTTGCAGTAATGAACGCCTTCAACCAGACCAGCAGTACCGCCGCTCGCAATGCCAGTATGAATAAGTTTATCGATAACCACAGGGGCGACGTTGAGCCTTGAAGCAACAGCTTTCTTACTAACAAACGCCGTGGTGACCTTGCTCGCTTTTGCATTTGAGATGATTTGAAGACTGGTGTCGATGTTGGTGAGAACTTCTATGAGCTTTTTAAAATCCTTTGTGATGTCAGAAGTCATATGGAATAGTAGGGAGGCCGCCCCATCACCGGGCGCCCGGCAATGCGGTTCGTTTACAAGTCGTAGGAAACGACAAAAACTACGACTACCTCCCAGGATACTGCGTAAGGGCCGTTCTTACCAGACGCAGCAAGCTGAGTCTAGGGAAGTCTCTCCCACTCTGCATTAGATACATCTTCTACAAACCTTAGTTTGTTGTTAAACCCGCTCTTGACTCTCTGTCGGATGTCCGATGCTTCGAAACGAGATCTGTGGTGATAAGGATTAACACATCCAATCGTGCCGCATGTTCTTTTTAGAGTGTTATTACCGATATCAGCTTTGAAAAAAGCGTAGTAAACGTTCTCAATCTTTAATCTTTTACCTTCTAACCTCAAGTGCGTAAAAGCTGATTTCCAGCATGTATAAAGATCCTGATTTTGTAAGGTTAGTTGTGCGAGGACGGCCCGTAATTCCGGTTTGACATCGTCTAGACACGGAAATACGGGCTCTGAATCGATTTCTTTTAGGCAGTCTGAGCAAACGGTATCAGTTTTTTTGTGTGATTCTTTTTTGATACAGCTCATAACAAGCTTTCTAGCTGCGAAACAAAATCGTCAGGCTCTTCGATCAAAAGCTCAATCAGTTTTTCTACAGTTTTACGGACGTCTTTCGACGAAGTCTCGGTTGATTTACTTTCGTTAAGCATCAACCAATACTTATGAGCATTTAAAAGATACAGATGCGTTTGTTTTGCTCGTAGAGCTTGAGTTTTCCAGCGATCAAACTCAAAACTACTGTTATGCCGACTGCTGCCTGTCTTTAATTCCAGTTCTCTAATCTCAATCTGTAGTTCGATATCCCGGATTGTGTACTCCGTGGACGAAATTTTAGCTTTGCACTCTTCGATGGACTCCGGTTGTTTGTTATCTGAGTAGATCCAAGCCGGTAGATTTTCAATAACGTATTTAGTGTCCCAGAGGCTGGGTTTAACGGGCACAGTGACGGTCATAAATCTAAAATCTGCCTAATTAGAGTGTTGAAACGGCCGTTGACGCAGTACAGCACGTGATGTTCAAATGAAGTTTTGATGACCAAATCGTACTTAATAAGTCGATTTAAATCTCGTAAGATCTTGAGTTTAGAAGCTCCGAGATTGCCGATTAGGTCTGCTGTAGACAACGGTTGGTCTGATGTTAGCAGACCGATTAAGTCTCCGTAGTGCCTCACGCAAGCACAGATTTTTTTATGTTCGTGATCGTTCGAAGAGATAAATTCCGGTTGTATTTGGATTTCAGGAGCTCCTGGATCGTTTTGTTCCGTATTTTGCGGGCTACCCATGTTTTGACGTCCTCTCTCATTTCAGGTGTGACTTTAGTCGCCGGGCTTGCGGCCAGCATCATGTGATACGGATTAACACATTCAGCCTCTCCGCATGTAGTCAGAATCTTATCGGCATCAGAAAGGGCGACGCTGTGGAATTTGGCGTAAACAAATCTTCTGGGTCTCATGATGGTCTTATCCGTAGAATCGACGAGACGCGCGAAAGTGCAGGGCAAGAAAATGTGCTGATCGGGTGTCAAGGCTAGACGGTTTTGCTTGAACCACACGGCGACCTTGTCCGATGGGCTGCGGGCGGCGCGCAGCTCCTCTAAGCAGATCGGACAGGCGTAGACCCCGAGAACGGGATGGGACCGCTCTAGGTCGCTTGTCGCCACGTGGATGGTTTCGTGGCGGCCGCACTTGCAGTCCAGGCTCGAGACGTCACCGCGCTCCGCGACTCGGAATGAGTCCAGGGTGTAGAGCTTTGAGACTGGGCCTTCGGGGGCTTCGATGGGCGTCTGGACTAGCAAGCCCAGCACTGAGACGAGTATAGGGTTGAACATGGACGTACACCAAGTTGCACGGTGCTCACCCAAGGATAGCACGGTGAACCCAGACCCTTCTAATTACTTTTTCTCTTAAGAGGGCTACTTAACGCAACTTGCCTGTCGCACTTGAGTCTCGGTTTAGCGGCTTAGTTACGTTATTTAATTAGGGTGTCGGTCGCATACGCACACTATTACCTAATTTAATTTTAAATATATTTATAAATCTCCGCAGACACGCAATTCACGTTATATCGACCATCCTAAAAACTTTTTTTCGGTCCATTCGAGCACAGATCCAGCGTGGGTTCCGGTGTTTTTGGTAATTCTTAAGGTTCTCTGTTAATATTTGTGCATAACACACCTTAGGTGTTCCCTGTGAAGACTCTGACCGACCTGCCTTCTCCTGCGAATGAGAGCCCTGATGCCGAATTCTGGGCTGAGTGCCGTCGACGTGCTTTAGAGTGGAACATACCCGCCTGGCAGCTTGCTGAGGAGGGTTTTCAACACCCTGCCCTTGACGCGCGCACACGTAGGGGGTAGGATTCACATTCACATCAATTTAAGTTTTTAAAATGTCAGAGACTCTGACCCCGGCTCAGCGCGAGTATCGCTTTCAGCAGCTTTATGAGATGTATATGGAGGGCAAGTCATACCGCGAACTCGCCGTCATTTTCAAAATCAGCGCCGAACGCGTCCGCCAGATTTTACATTCGGGCGTTAACGACACTCAATTAAAAGAACTGCGTCGTCGAATTGATAACCGGTGTATGAATACCTGGAGGGCAAAAGAAGTTTGTAACTTGCTGGATGCGGGTAACAGCTGCCGCAAGGTTTCTGAGATTTTAAATATCTCGATCTCAGCAGTTAAACGTGTTTCAGCCCGGCATAAGAAAAATGTTCCTGTACGCTTGGGTTAGGTCAGAAACTCAACTTCCTCACGGATATGAAGTAGACTCTTAGATTAGGAGGGTTGTTACAACAGATGCCCGCGGAACTTAACAACCCGCCTTGTTTAGTTCACGGGTATCTTCCGCGTGCCCTTCACGAAGAGAATTTTTTCGGCATCGTCACCGTTATTGACGAGATTATTTCAACAATCAGTGGCGTCGTGGGAACTACTTCGTTTGCTAGATGCCCTTATGGTTACGAAGCCAACTTTGGCGGCGTTGTACGTGCGCTGGAAGATCTAAACACTACTATAAGCGGTATCCAGGGCGGCGGAGGCGCAAATATCGCTGCCGGATCTGGTATATACACAACTACAAGCGGTGACGTTACTCTTATTAACAGCGCTATTGTTGGCGGTTCTGGTGTTTATATCACTTATAGCGGCAGTTATGTAGAAGTTAATGCCAGCGTTACCAGTGCTTCCGGCATTGTCTACACCGCAGGTTCTGGTCTTTATCTATCTGACGGCGGCACTCGCTTTAATGCGCTGCGTACCGGTGGCGGGGTGACGGTATCTGGCAATCCGGCGACGCCTACCGCGAACGGAGATCTTTGGTTTGACACGAATCAGGGTCGTCTATTCGTGTACGCCAGCGGCAACGGGGTGTCCGATCCTGCGTGGTATCAGACCAATAGTGAAGCCTTCGTCCTTAAAGGGGAGCTTCCGCCGTCTGGGGCTGGCCTTAACGCGCCCCCTCGGGACGGCGCTGTTTGGTTCAACACTCTTGTCGGCAACCTGTTCGTTTACGACGCTGTGACGTCGGGTTGGTACGAAAGCGGCCCCTCCCGATCGTTTGCGTACGGATCTACCGCGCCAGCTCCTGCTACTGAAGGCGCTGGATGGTATTCAACGGCAGATAATACACTTAAGGTTTGGAACGGCAGTTCCTGGATTACCACTTAGACTCTGATCGCATTTTTAGCTGCCCATGGCTAAACCTAAAGGCGTCCTGAACAAGATTGAGTCCAAGCCCAAGACCACTTCGATCGGGTGTAGCGTCCTTTCTCGGCCTAAGCGTCGCGGCAAGAAGCGCTATCGCGGTCAGGGTAAGGGCTAAACTGTAATTATCTATAAGGTCGGGATGGCTACGACAAGTTTTAGAGCTGGCGAATCCATCTCGGCCGGTCAAGCCGTTTATGTGACGGCTTCTGGTTTTTTATATAAAGCTAATGCGAGTAATTACACGCAAGCTTCCGTTGCCGGCGTGGCCATCGATAACGGCGCGCCTGGTTCTCTTGTGCGTGTGCAGTCTGATGCTGTTTATTCCAGTTTTTCTGGCCTAACACCCGGCGACTACCGCTTTTTATCTATCTTAACTTCGGGTCAGCTGGTTTCTTACAGCGGATGGGCGGTTGAGCTAAACAGCACAGCACTGTCTGGTGCATTTCTCACTAACGTTGGACGGAGTACGTCAACGACCAGCGTGGGCGTTGAAATCCAACCACCTGTTTTTGTTCGTAATCCTATTTGATGTCGGCGGTTTTACTGAAATTGTTTAATTAGTGAGTTGCGTATTTTATAATGACTTTTAGCGAACTCATTCGGCCCCAAAACGGAGTTTATTGACCATGGGTAAGATTCGTTTAACGGGTGCCACTAGCGGATATACCGAAATTCAAGCCGCCAGTGCTGCAGGTAACAACACTATTACTCTGCCCACGACAAACGGAGGTCAGGTAATTGTTAGCGATAGTTCTGGAAATGTAAATATTGATAGCGGTACTTTTTATGTTGATGCTTCGAATAACCGTGTAGGGATTGGCACTACGAGTCCTAATACGACACTAGAAGTATCAAGAGCATCAAACAATTTAGGCATAACAGAAGTTCTTCGTATTGGAGGAACTGCAGCAACCACTGGCGATGGCTACAAGCTAACTTTTTATCAAACTGCTATAGGAGAATATGGTTACGTAGGATCTTATTACACTGGCGGGGTAAATTGGAATACCGTAGTCAATGGCAGCGCTGGCCTTGAGTTTAGGATTAACAACAGCGAACGCGCCCGCATTACATCCGATGGGAAGCTTTTAGTTGGCACGTCTACTGGTCCTTCTGACACAACTGTTCTTTTTTCTGGTAACGCGGGTGACGGTTCTACAGGGGACGGAAGGCTGCATCTAAATCGCGGTTCGACTCCTGGTAACGGGGTTCAGCTTGGAGCGCTTTATTTTTCAAGTAATAACGGAGCCAACCAAGGCGCTTCCGTTGTTGCAGTAAGGGATGGCGGCACTTGGACTGCTGGAAGCAGCCATCCAACGCTCTTAAAGTTCTCCACTACCGCCGATGGAGCGAGCAGTCCGACGGAGCGGATGAGGATTGATAACGCTGGTGGCAGTGCATTTTTTGCCTCTAGCGTTACTGCAGTTGCAGCAAGGAACGCAGCGGCAGCAGGAACATCAACCTATAACATCGCCGGTCTTCATTCAGCCACAAGCACCACCAACGGAACGCTTTCTTTTGCTGTTTACACAAACGGCAATGTCCAAAACACTAATAACAGCTACGGCTCGCTTTCTGATGCCAAGCTAAAAGAGAACATCGTTGACGCTACTTCCCAGTGGTCTGACATCAAGGCACTTCAGGTCCGCAAATACAACTTCAAAGAAGAAACCGGCCAAGAGACCCACACCCAAATCGGCCTGATCGCCCAAGAAGCTGAGCTTGTTTCCCCTGGCCTTGTCAGCGAATCCCCCGACCGCGACGAAGACGGCAACGACCTTGGCACCGTCACCAAGAGCGTCAACTATTCGGTGCTCTACATGAAGGCAGTGAAGGCGCTGCAGGAAGCAATGGAGCGCATCGAAACCCTTGAGGCCAAAGTTGCAGCCCTTGAAGGCGTGTAGTCCTACTCTCTAGTCAACTTCTAATTTGATTCAAGTTTGAAGTTGGCTAGTCACCTTCACTACAACTTCTGAACTAGCTGAACCGTTTGGTGCTGCCAGGCAGTTTTCCATTTATCCCAAAATACTTTACATTCGTCTTGAATTTCTTCGTATAGATCTTCTTTTTCTATTTGCTTTATGAGATTTAAACAATCTTCCCAGGTGTTTTCGCACACAAAAGGAAGCGTGGACTCTCCGTAAAATACCCCATGCCAATAAGAGGGATGTACGTGCCAATAACCCGTATTTTTTAAACACACAGGTATACAACCCGCCTCCAGTGCTTCATAGAGTCTGAACGAATCCATACTGTCTTGTCCTGGGGGACAAAGTGCGTACTTACTGTTTTTTAGTAACTCTGCGTATTCTTTTGTACTAAGCCCATCTGCTGCGTTGAAACCGCTGCAAGTGTGCACTCTATAGGGTTCCAACTCTTTAAATTTCTCTATAACAGTTGCTCGATCTTTGTGCGGGGTTCCTGCGAACGACCACGCCAACTCGCGTTTTTCTTTTATCTCTAACTTTTTAACTAAACCAATTTTATAACCAAGCCCGAATATCGACACTTTGGGGTGCCCTAATAACATGGGATTTATATAATTTCTCATCAACCCCACACAGTGAGGGTCGTGGAGCCACTCGCAAGGCTCTATAAGATTTTCGTCGCTCAATAGAACGATTGCATATTTTTTTCCTTTTTGCCTCAGTCTATTTAAAACATCTCTATACGGCACTGAGTGATTACATATCAACACGGTGTTTTCGTCTGTTTTTATTTTATCTTTTTCGAATTCAACTTCTATGTAATCTTGGACTGGTTTAAATAAAAACCGTAACCAATCTATTTCCCACAGCGAGTGATCTTCCGTCAACCATTGCACTCTGGGTTTAACCATGACTTTTTGTGAGTCGCTACGAACTTTAGCGGCTATACCAGTGAACCGCACTACAATTGAAACAGTTTGGGTGCGTTAGATGGCCTGCGGCAAGCATTGTGTTCTGGAGCTTTACCGCGCCTCTGCGCAGAAACTTAACGATGAAGCTTTCATTCGCGATGCCTTGGCTGAAGCTGCCCGCGTGTCTCATGCGACTCTGATCGATATTAGAACTCACTCTTTTGTGCCTCAGGGCGTCACTGGCTTTGCGTTGCTTGCCGAGTCCCACATCTCCATCCACACGTGGCCAGAACACGGCTACGCCGCCGTTGACGTTTTTACCTGCGGGGATAAGACTGACCCGGAATTAGCCTGTTCATTTTTAGCTAAGGCTTTCGAGGCGGCGTCTAACCATATTCTTACTCTTGATCGATATCTGCCTGATTTAATTCAAGTTTGACTCCTTTTAACTAGCTAAACTTTCTTTGAGCCGCACACACTGAGTGGGCGAACAAGATTATGTCTTTGAACTCAAGTGTCTACAACGCAGTAAGGCTCGTAAACGATTCAGGAGAGACATTTTCGACGCTTGGAACTCTTGTGCTTATTGCGGACGTGAGAATCCGGACACTTTAGATCACGTAGTGCCGAAAGCTCGCGGAGGAACAACCGCTAGGAGTAACCTAATTGCATCATGTGCCTGTTGTAACTTAGCAAAATCTGATTTGCATTGGTTTACATGGTATCGCGCCCAAGAGTTTTGGACCCTTGAGCGCGAAAGTAAGATTCTTAAGTGGGTTAACGACAGCCACGAAGCCGTCGAATCCGCTAAGACTTACACCGAACTGTGTCAAATTCCGTTACTTGAACCTAGTGTCAGTCCTTTGCCAGCCGCGTGACGATACCGGCTAAGATCTCTACCACTCGGTAGTACTTAGCTACTGCTTCGTTATCTTTCTGAGTTGGCGTCAGGTTAACGATCAACAGCGCCACCCCGTGGATGGCGATAAGAATCTCGACCAGACTTTTAACGTTACCTAGTAAGTTGTCCATGTTTCCTGGGACTCTGTACCAAGTTTACTCACTCTTTTATGTAGGTACTGCGGATCCCCATTTCTCCACCTAGTAATTGTTGAGCTTTTGAACCGTCTGGCGGCAGTTCATAGTACTCACTTTTCTGTTTTTTTGTTTTATCCCATTCTTTATGGAGTAGCTCTATTTGTTTATCTACATCCGCTAAAGCTGATTCTATTCGCCACAGTACCCAGTCATGTTTGCAATAAATTAATATCATTTTTATAATTTTATTTCTTTTTAAGCTTTTAAATTGTTCTGTGAGTGCTTTAGTTATTTCGTAGCAGATAGCTAGCCAAAAATTGTAATTAGTTTTTTTCATTGAGCTTGCTCAGTATTAACTGGTCTAACTTATCGTTAATATGATTCAAGCGATCTCGAATATCTAATAAGCCCGCATTTAATTCGGATTTCATGGCGTAAATCGCGGGAATTTCGCCAACCTTATTTTCAACATCCTCTAATCGTTTTTTTATTGAGTTAAATCGATCGTTAATGACGCCCTGTCTCTGTTGATGCGACCATGTCAAGAAACCCAACAGTGTTGCCGCAGCGGCGACTAGAGCTTCCGGACCCATCTGCGTGATTTCACTATTTAAATTTTAAAGGTAGCTGCTCTCGTTACATGCTTAAATTTCTACTAAACTGTGTGTAAACGGCGGATAGATCGTGTCTCAGTTCACTAAGAATCTTGAGCTCAACAATGTAGTTAATAGCGGTCTGACTGATTCTTCTCGACGTACAGGTTCAACTCATTTCGATCAACGCCGTATTCTCGACGCGAGCGGCGTGGTTGTTGTTGATTCATCCAGCCGTACTTACGCCGCTGACGGTTCCTACGGCATCTCCGATTACTACCCGTTAACTGTTAACGCAACCGGTATTCTTCAGGTCGACATTCGGGATCAGAACAGTTGCGGAGATGTGATCATCCTGGATTCCACAGGGACTGAAGTTATGACTGCGGCTCCCTCGAAGTTCAGCAGCCGGAATAGCAGTGTCACTCAGCAACGAATTGCTAGCAGCGGCGCTTATTACGCCTATATTCAGCTCAAGGGTCGCTCTGGTACTGAGTACCGGATCGGTATTGATGTTCAAGTACGGTGAGAATCTCAGTCAGAGGTCTAAATTTAATCAAGCGTTTTGAAGGCTGTAAATTAACTTCGTATCAGGATATCGGCGGTGTTTGGACGATTGGTTGGGGGACTACAGGTCCTTCCGTAGGCCCCAACTTAACGATTACGCAAGCGCAGGCCGACTCGTGGTTACAGACTCACGTTAATCAGTTTGCGGCCCAGGTTACTGACCTGTTAAAAGTTTCTGTTAACCAGAATCAATTCGACGCACTTGTAAGTTTTTCTTACAACATCGGTGTTACGGCTTTTAAAGGTTCTACCCTTTTACGTTTACTCAATAACGGCGCAGATTCCTCTGTTGTCGCATCTGAGTTTCTTCGTTGGACGAAAGTAGACGGAAAGATTATCGAAGGCTTAAAAAATCGCCGGGAGGCCGAGCGCGAGCTATTTTTAACCAAGGTTTTGCATCCGCTTTTGTCTGCTTCTATCCTTGCCCAGCGGGACACCTGGCTTAAGCGCGAGCCGAAACAAGCTTCGGACTTGGCCGCCGAACAAAAGCTTTTCGTTCCTAAGGGCTCTGCGCACCGCTGGCAGGCCATCACGATGGTGCCGGGGGAGAAGCACTACAAGCTGGTTTTGGAGGCACAGCCTGACCGCCCGTGGTGGATGTGGCCCAACGATTTCAAGATCATTAACGATCCCGCCCCCGTTGAGAATGAAACTGTAGTTCACCCAGAGCCGCTGGTTCTCCCTGTCCCTTACTACAGCCAAAGGGATAATCAGAAAGATCCCATGCGTACCTGCTTTTCTAGCAGTTGTGCGATGCTACTTAAGTTTCTTAAACCTAGTAGTATCTCTGGGGATGATCAGTATATTCAGACTGTTTTCAAATACGGAGACACTACGGCTGCTCCCGCGCAAATCTCTGCGCTGGCTTCTTACGGTTTGAAGGCCGAGTTTCGGCAAGATTTCGGTTGGAGCGATATTGATTCTCAGTTGGTTCGCGGTATTCCTGTACCTATCGGAATTCTTCATCACGGTCCGGTCAGCAAGCCAACTGGGGGCGGACATTGGCTCGTGATTATTGGACGTAATGAGGACAACACTCGTTACGTAGTCAATGATCCTTTCGGCGAGCTTGACCTTATTAACGGAGGTTACGTTTCCACCAACGGTAAGGGCCTCCTGTACTCTAAGAAAAACCTCGGGCCACGATTCCTCGTGGAAGGGCCGGGGACTGGTTGGGCTATCCGAGCTTCCAAATGAACTCTCTCGATTGGGATAACGTCGCACGCTGCGCTGATCAACGCGCTGCGGCCAAAACCTTTAGCTGGGATGAAGAAGACTCTCCGTTAGGAGATTTAACAACCCGAGAAATGGCTCGAATGTTAAGCTACAGAGCCGCCCTTATCGCCAACATGCTGGAGTGTTGGTTTCAACCGTTATGACTTTCGAAGGATTTGATTGGCAGGAAGTTTTAGATAATTGGGACGTCAAGAAAGAGCAACAGAAAGCGGATTTCCTTGAGTTTTTGTACGATCTATATGAGCCGGGTGACGGGTTGTACACCGGTTTATGGCAGCAGTTTAAGGATGATATCGCGCGGAGCATGCGCGATACGTTCTTCGAGAAAGAACTGGTGTTCAAGAGGATAGAGCCCTAAGCACCTTATAATTTGTATGTGCTGAGGTTTGTATGTCCCGCGATTACGACAGGGAATATAGTACTTACCATGCGACCGATGCACAGAAAAAACGCCGTGCTGCTCGCAACAAGGCTCGGCGAATGATGGAGAAAAATGGCCGCGTCTCAAAAGGAGACGGCAAAGAAGTTGATCATAAGAACAAAAACCCGTTAGATAATTCACCTGATAATCTTAGAATTAGGAGTAAGACTGCGAATCGGCGAGATCAGTAATGGCGATTGTTCCAGGAACTGGTACAGGCAAGCAGCCCGAGGCCATGCCTCAGATGCAGTTTCCGCCTGGCTTACTTGGCTACAACCGAGAACCTGACCTGAGTATTCGCCGGGTCACGACGTTGGATACTCCGACCCGTGTGGCAGCTCAGCTTGAGCACGATCGGGGTGTGTATGTTCGTCCGCCTGTGCAAGCCGTTGAGTATGCGCCAGGCAACATAAAGACCAGTCATTATCCGATGGGCGTAGCTGGGTACAACCCGCGTGTCGTCGCAGCTCCTGACAGTGCTGACGATATGAGCCAGGCACAGTACATGATGTCTATGGCTCAAAACAAGCCCGAAGAGCGGTTGCGGATGCAGCAGGAACTTCTGCTAATGGCCAAGCAGAATTTTCTTAATACGCGTGCTATTTCTACTGATTACGCTCTTAATACACACAATACCGTAAATAATCTTATGTCTTTAGCTAAGTCTAAAAAGCAAGGTAACGCCTGATGTATCACACGAACGACTTTCCGATTAGGATGGCCGGGCAGCGCCTGAACCTCGACGCTGTGCGCTTAGCGGGAACCACTCCTTCTGAGATCACACGTCGGCTTAGGTATCAGGAAGCTTTTCCTAAATCCTGATCACTCCTCGTGGATTCAAAATTCAGGGTGGATGTGCTGAACCAAACAGTGCATCCGCAAACTCTCGTTTGGTTCGCCCTTCATCAAGACTATTCGGAAACTTACGTTTTTACAGAAGATCCGCCGACTGAATCCAGAGCCGGTGAAGTTATTACTAAGCGGTTGCTCTCCGGTGAACGCGGGCACTACGGTCCGTTAGAGCACCCTTCCATCACATTTAGTTGCGGGTTTTTTCCTCACTCTGTGATGCAGCAGGCGCGCACACACCGCGTGGCCGTATCCTTCGACGTCCAATCGATGCGCTACACCGGCAATCGAATTTGCCAGGTCGCGGATGGTCTGCTGGACTTGGAGGATGTTTTCTATCTACGCCCCGTAGGCACCTACTCCGATCGTCAAGGTAAAAAATATACCTATACAGAGGAGCACCGCAGTGAAGATTTGATCCTTTGTAAAGCTGCCGCTCAGCGGTACTGCCATATGGTTCGGTACCTAGGACTCGCCGAGGAACACGCGCGAGGTATCCTGCCGTTCGATTTTCGGCAGCACTTTGTCGTGACGTTCAGCATGCGGTCGTTCCTGCATTTCATGGACCTACGCAGCAAACTCGATGCTCAGGAGGAGATCCGCAATCTGTGCGACCTGATGTGGCCCCATTTCTCCGCGTGGGCACCCGAGATCGCTGCTTGGTATGAGAAGTCTCGCCTGCACAAAGCGCGTTTAGCTCCCTAAAGCGAAAGCCGGGGTTCATGGCCCCAGCTTACTTCGCCTTCGCGCGTTCTTTAATTATAACAGTTTCGTCCAGGGATCTACCGATTCTTGGACGTTTTCTTTTTTAGGTATTGTCGGTGTCTGCGGTTTAGGCATTGCCGGCATCTGCATGAGGATGCTTTGCATGGTTGCTACCTGCTGTTTGAGAGTCGTATTTTCAGCAACTAACGCCTCCGCTTGATTGCGTGCCCACGCTGTGGCGTTTGCCGTGAGCTGATCGAGTACATTTTCTGGATGCGGGAACTTGTAGAAAGTCCCCCCTTCCGTAAGCACCTTCTGCCCGCCTTGGTTTTCGGCCAGCGATTCCAGAAAAGTCTCGATTCGCTCTAGGTCTACGCCTGTTTCAAATGCGAGCTCTTGGGGGACAAGCATCCCCATGTTTTTCGCGTAGAGCGCTGTAAATTTTTGAGCTACTCGTAAGCTCTCTGCTCGATCTTCTTTTTCTTTTCGTGTTAGTTCGCTTGCTGACGCAGCTCCGGCCAACAATCCACCAGCGGCCGCAACCGCCGTGGATAGATGGGCAGGCTGAACCAGGGCGACGGTAAAGGTCAGTACACCGCCGAACAGCAAGGTTGCGCCGTTAAGCAGACTCGACTGGGAGTTGATCATGCGCTTCAAAAGCCGGTTTCCAGAGAACACTGTCAGGGTTAGAAGCCCACTCGACCGGAGACGGTAGGCGGTTTGAACCGGCCGCCGCTCGGTCAGTCGAGGGGTCGTACGGCTTCAATCGTAGTCCGGTGAACACGGCTTTGCCATTCACGAATTTAGGTCCAACACCTTCAACTTTGAGCACGTTCCTAATAGTTTCCTTGAGTCGATCGACGAAGCGAGGTTTAGCTGAATGCTTGTATCCGTTTGACTTACAGAAATTGACATAGCTCGCATACAGTTCTGCGTATGCGTTTTTGACGAACATACCTTTTTCCGCTTCGTCGGTGTTCGGCCTGAAAGCACCAGCCCCGATCAACGCGTTGCTATTAGGTGCATACATCGTGCACTCCGCCAGCCACGCTACGTAGGGATTGTTAAAGATCAATGCTTCTAGGTTGGTCGCGTTGAGTGAGGGCACGTGCTTAACGGGGTTGGCTAGCACGTCCCGCATTTCGTCGAAGGGCATGTCGAGAGCCCAAGAGACCACGCCGCTAAGCTCAGGAACTAGGTCGCCTTCCAGTCGATCCGCGTAAATGTTCAGCAGATCTCGCCGTTGGGAGGGCGGCACTACTTTGTCCATGATGATCGTCAGTCGACGACGCTCCAGACCACTGCTGATGTCTGAGGAACTGATGTGCTCGTTAGAAGCGATACATACTAATACCTCGGGTTTAAAGTTTATTACTTCTTTGCCATACTTACGCTCTGCTCGTAAAGTATCTGATGCGGATGTAATCTTTTTAAGAACGTCTAAGCGCTTGTTGAAGTTAGCTTCGTCTGTAAGCAGCAGAAGCTTCTTACCAATCAGGTTATAGCATTCAAACTTGTTGGTTTCGATTGTTTCCAGGTTGCTGGTGTGCGTGCCGGAGAACCCAGCCAGCGCGATCAGGAGCTGCTGCATTGTCGATTTGCCGGTTCCGCCCGGACCCACTAGATGCAGAAAACGCTCGCCCGTCGTGTAGCCGGTCAGAAGCGCACGGCAGAATGCCCGGATGATGATTTTCTTGTCCTGCCCAATGCAGGAATCCAGCCACGCGTGGAAATTCGGGCACTGGGCAGCTTTGTCATACGGGAATGCAAGCTTGCTGCGAAGGTAGAGTTCCTTCTGGCAACCTTCTTGGAACCCCATCGAATCCCCGTTTAGCACACCGTTTTTAAACGGGATCTTGCCTTTGCTGCTGCTCCAGATGGATACCCGACCGCCGTTAACGGACTTAAGTAGTTTGCCCTTCAGAATCTGGAAAACTGAGCTAACGGTTGATGCGCTGTAACGCGGCATCACGCCCGCGGTTACGAAAGTATCCAGTGTTTTTATAATTCTTCTTTTGATGTGCTGTTCGTCCTGTACGTACCAGATACCCTCATCTAAGTCGTACGTGAAGAACTCGTCCAGAGATGAGTCAAATAGAAATTCATTACCGTAGTTATTTACGATGATGTCTGCGACATCGTTCTCGGAAAACTGACGGTTTCCTTGCTGCAGCTGCACCAGCTGAGCCGGAGTTGACGGCGTGGAAGCCATGGGATCTGGGGGTGTTGATGTTGGTGTTGATGTTGCTGTCGGCTTCGCATCCATCTCTCGAACGAGATCGTCGAAAGTCAGGACGGAGTTGGTCGGCTTGGGCTTCTTTGATGCAATTTCTGTACGTACTTTTTCCGTACAGGTGGTCTCAAAGATTTCTCGATATGTGCTCTTGAGTCTTTTCCATGCAGCTAGAGACCCGTCCTCTGATGCCATGACCACGGCCGGCTGCAGAGCGTCTGGATCTGTGATGCTGTTCAGGATCCGATTAAATTTGCCATCCAGCACAGGGTCGTATTCGTAGATATTCTCGAACACCCGGTGTGCGATTGTCAAGGGGGGTTCGCGTGTTGCAATCCCCTGAGCGTTCAGCCAGTTGCTCCAGCCGATGATCTCCTTTAGGGCTATCGCCAAGGCGAAGGAGCGATCCTCCACCTCCTCGCCGTCCAGCATCGACCTGACTGTTCCGCTAACTAAGCGCTCTAGGGCGACCCCTTCTGAAGACTGCTGAGTGTGCAGGTGCTGCTCCGCGTCTCTCGCGGTCTCTTCCGGCGGAGGAAGCGTGGCGTAGACCGCATAAGCTTCGTCGATTTTTGAAGCTGGTATGAATCTATCTGTGACTACCAGTAAGCTAGAAGTTCCCTTTCCACCGTAAAATAAATTGACGGCTTGGGTAGCACGTCGATCTGATCCTGGTATTTGCTGCGCAATATGCCTGGTGAACCACTGGTAGAAGCCAGCATCAATAATTGGCTTCTCTAAACCAAACACCAGTCGGAATCTGGGCCACGTCTCTGTGTGAGACGGAGATAAATAAGCAAGACTCAGATATTTGTTACATATATCCAGCTCTAGTGCTTGAGCTACGTCCAGTTCTTGTTTTTGTATCTTGTTGCCGTCTTTATCTTTCCCGTCTGCTTGGTTGTCAATGTCGATGATTATGACACCGGCTTTGATTGCGCCCGTGTTTCCTTCACGTCTTCGTCCATCGACCAGATGCCAGGCACATAAACCAGCCTGCTGCGTGGTGACAGCGTCGGCTAGAGCCGCAATGTCCTTCTCTTGGGGAAGCCAATTGTTGTTGAAAGCGGCAAAGTTCCCTCCTGCCGCAATCTTACCCGTCGCAGGGTTGACGTACTCAGAGACTGCGTAGTTGATCGAGAAGAAAAAGTCCATGGTCTCCTGACGTCAGGTCATTCTGCCATGAAACCCCTTGCGGCGCAGTGGAAGGCGCCCTTAAGAAGGTGTTTCACTTGTTGACAGATTCATAAAATTGCCGCAGGACCTGCAGCCATTGTTCGATATGTTTTTCGACTTGAGCCCTGCTGAAAGTGAAAACTTGAACAGGATATTCCGGTAATGGCGTCGACACGATTATCTGAGTTTTGTCTACTTTTAGGTCCAGACAAGTTTCAGCTGCCAGTGTGTATGCAGCTAATTGTAGTTGTGTTTTCTTTAACTTAAACACTCCGCTTGTTAAGGCTTTTTTGACATTATCTGGAAGGTTATCTTTAGCTTTTGGGAAGTTAGCTGAATAAGGACCTACTGAAGTTTTAAAGTCTCCCAGTATTATTTCTCCGTTTACATCCCTGTAGATAATGTCGCAACAACCGGCATATCCGTGCCCCGTACTCTCGTTGTAATAATGGATTCTGCCTACACCGTCCTCTCCGACGTACCGAGACCATTGCGGCTGGTTGTACGGTTTTTCGCTCCAGAGGACAGTTCCTTCGTTCAGCAGATCGTCCAGTTTTTCTGGCATACCCTTCCAGTATGCGAGAACGTCATCTCCAGGGTGGACGGCAAGCCCCCTGATGTAATTCTCTACCGCGTTGTGAATAAATGAACCTCTTGCAGCTGCGTTTTCTAGCGCACCAGGATTCATTAGATTCCAGTGCGCTAGTTTTTTCCGCGTTTCCTCGGTTTGCGTGGCCGAGAGGACACTCGTAACAGATGGAAGAGGTTTGGGTACTCCTGCGCAGTTGTAGTGCCGTAAACCGTTTAGAGTAACTCGTGTTTGGGACACACTTTCGTGTCGATTAACCTTTAGTTTACTATTTGAAGTCAGAACGACATCTGAAATGGTCGAGAGTCTGTATCTTCATCATCGTCGTCATCTTCTTCGTCGTTTCCCACACTGTCTTCATCTTCGTCGGAATCCAAAAAGAATTCAGATTTTTGGTAGTCGAAGTCGCGGTTGTGGCTGCTCAGCTCTTCGGCGAGGCAAAGACCTGCGCAATAAGAGTCGGTAATAATCTCCGCGCACTCAGCGGCAGATCTAGCGGTTCCCTCCGGTGAGACACACTCCTGGAGAAGTTGGTCGGACACCAGTAGGGCTGTGACTTTTTCGAGAAGTGTATTTGTTTTTGTGAGTTGATCCAGAACATCGCGTTGGAACTTGTCAAATTTTTGCCGCCGAGTCATTGTCATGTTAAAGAAGGCAGAGGGTCTACACGATCCCAGTCCAGACCAAAGGTTATCTGAGTTCCGTCGTGCCACTGCTCGGGGCGTTGGAAGACAAACCAGCAGCTGGTGACGGAATCCCGCGTGGAACCAATGGCGCGAAATTTGGGACGCGGATTAAGGACAATCATATTGCTGATCTTGTTTGCTAACAGAAAGCTTTTACGTTTGGCTACTGGTTCTATGAACGACAGTCGGTCTAGTACAGCTATGCCTTGTGTTGCAATTTGGATGCCGTATTCAAGTATATACTCTGTGTAGTCTCCTAAGCCTGTTGTTGCTGCTATGACCCAATCAAACTTTTTCTCTTTCTGACCGACCCACCAGACGGGATCCATTAAGTTTGTTTCATCCTTGTTTTCAACGACGTTAAAGTTATGACGTCGCAGTTGGTCACTCAGTATCGACAACGGATCAAATGGGACTAAGACTGAGCCTGTGATAAAACTGTGTTTTATGAGAGCGTGGGTGACCCCGTTTGGGAGTTGATAAAAAGAATCTGCCATTGGTCGGGTTGTAGGACTGTCAGAGTTTAACCAAAATTTCCGGTCTACCCGGTAAATGCTGCCTATTATGACGTCAGTGCATTCTGTAGATTATGTTAAATCTGGAATGGCTGAACACGGAACAAGAGTTTTTACATAAGCGAGTTTGCGGAGATTTTGCTAAGCTCGACCGAGAACAAATGAAAGATGTTTTTGAATCGGTGCATAAACAGTATTTAATCAGGAACAGCTTGTTTTCTCGTTTGGCCTCTTGGTGCGCCCGCAACGGAGTGGTCTTGCCTGCCTTTGAGGAGTTGCTTTCCCCGAAAGAAGTTCAGCATCCGACTCCCTTGGAGGAATAAAAAAAGCGGTCGTGAGACCGCTTTGTACCTTGGCTTTCCTTAACGTTAGCTCAAAAGTCGATACCTAGAGCTTTTGCTTGTTCCGCCGTAAGTTCGATTGGTTTTTTCGCCTTCGCACTAGGTGGTTCGTTCTCGACTTTTTCGTCCGCTTCCGCAGACTTCAGAGCCTTTGCTGGCCCTGCGCTAGCGAATGAACGTTCCGGGGGCGCGCCTCGCTCGGCAGCAAATCGAGCTTTGATTTCAGTATGATCTGCACCCAAGGGCAATTCGACCAAATCTGAGCCGGGGATGTGGGACTTGAGTGCCGACGCACACAGAGTGCCTCCCTTGTCGACAAGCCAACTGTTAACGTCTTCAATCAATTTGATTTCCTCCTCGTTCGCCGGCGGTCTGTCGGAGAATTCGAGAGCATTAAAATTGATCTTCGCGCCATCGGCGCCGGTCATTGGATCCCGCTCATTAAAGCTGCGAGTCACGAATTTCGTCGTGGTGATCACCGACGCGCAGTTGATTCGATTGTTGTAGAGCGTCTGGAAGTAACTGATGAAGTTCTTCTGAGAAGACTTGCCTGAAATCATCGAAGTCGTTACGCAACGCGGAGGCAACAACCTGTGATTTGGGCTGACTCCGATGTAAGCAATGCGCAGAAATTCTTCTTGGTTGCGCATACCTAGGTTGCCGAAGTAAGGAGTAAATCCCACCAGGACAAACTCAATAGGGATTCCGTTGTCGTTCCTATCGACAATCGCAGAGTCTGGGTCGACATCAGATTTCCAACGTCGAGCCTGTAGATCTATTCGAAGTGTGTGCGGCGGTACATTACACAGAATTTCGTCTTGGGAGAATTGACCAGCAATGAAAACCATGGTTAGTACTTAATCAGAGGGAGAAGTCAATAGAACCGATAGCAGCAGCAGCTACTTTACCTTTTTCAGGGTCGACAGCTTTCTTTGGAGCTTGTTTAGAGGACTTGGGGAGGTAGAGGATCTTATCTACAGTGTAATTGAGATAATTCCTATCATCCTTTTCACTTGTTGAGACCTTGCCTACTGCGATAGTAGGTGTGCCCGGTGCGAGTTCAGAAAGCTGTTTAGACAGTTCACCCCAGGCTGTCATCTTGAACCAAGCTGTTTCGTTTTCTTCCGTTTGCCATGCAAGTGAACGATTAGTTACCGTCGTATCTGAAAGTTCTACTTCATCGGCTTTAGGGCCAAGACCGCCCGTCGCCATGAAAACGTTGATGGCGAGGAGATCTTCGAAGTTATCTTCTGTCACAATCAACATGGGTTGCATTTTCAACACACCATCAATTGTTGGTTTAGTAGGTCCGAGTGCGAGAACGGTTTGTCCTACTTCGAGTTTTTTAAGTAGTTTTCCTACATAGTGACTCGCTTGTTGGAGGAGTTGAAATTTTGTTTCGACTCTTTTGTCATTTGACGGAAGGGATTCGGCTAGAACATTTACGATGCCGTCGTTATCATCCGCCGCGGCGGTGATTTTCAGGCCCATTAGAAACAGATTCATTGCTTAGCTGTCTGTAGATGGTTGATCGGTGGACTTTGAGAGCCGCGGCGATCTGGGTGACCCCGACGCCTTGGCCCCGGTAGGCTACTACCAATTTTCTGTCACCGCATGAGATTTTCTCGTTTTTGCCCTGAACGTACGTAAAGTGATACGGATTTACACATTGTTTGCAGAAACACTTCGGTTTTGCTGTGACACCGTCTTTGGGTATATCTAAGTATTTGAGAATTATTGTTCGGATGTACTGTCTGGAACCCAGTACGTAGGTGCACGGAACCCCATTTGTAAATTTTCCTCCCCACTTGCAACATTCACCGTGGGTGAAATTGTTTTCAGCTAAGTCTTTGAAAAGCTGCGCCAACAGATTTTGTTCGCAGCTTCCATAGCTGAGATTGTACCTCTCTGCTCCTAGAGCTTTCGATATATCGCCCGCCTGTGCCTGCGCGTGTCCGCTGTCTTTTGCTGTTATCTGTAGCTCTAATTTTTTGTCTTCTTTTACCAGGGACAGTATGTAATTATCTTTAAAGACCATAAGGCGAGTTTTTAGCAAGCTTACTTTCGCTTGCCGCCACCGCCACCTCCGCCGCCTCCGCCGCCGCCACCTCCGCCGCCGCCACCTCCGCCGCCGCCACCTCCGCCGCCGCCACCTCCGCCGCCGCCACCTCCGCCGCCGCCGCCACCTCCGCCGCCGCCACCTCCGCCGCCGCCGCCACCTCCGCCGCCTCCGCCGCCGCCTCCGCCACCGCCGCCACCGCCACGGTTGCCGCCACCGCCACCTCCGCCGCCACCGCTAGGTGCAGGAGAAGGAGCAGGTGCCGGAGCAGGTGCCGGAGCAGGCGCTGGTCTTGCTGCCGGTGCGGCTGCTGGTGCCGGGCGTGCTGCAGGAGCTTGACGAGCAGGTTCTTGTTGTTTCGGTACATTAAATTCTTTGTTTTGTTGCGCTGCTTTGTTTTGCGGAGCTTTAGCTGCTGAAGGAGAGGCGAAGAGCGTGGGAGCTTTATTACTTTGTTGTTGGCCTCCGCCAGCGGGTTTGACGGTGAACCCACCGTCTGCAGCTGGTTTAACCTTGATGCCGAGTTCTTTTTGCGCTGCGGCTGAGGGGGCTATTGCTGATCTCGATGCAGCTTTGATTATCTGATTCTCGGATAAACCCTGCTTCTGTAAGTATTTAATATCTTGTGTGTTGAATCCCGCTCCACCTCTTTTAGCTAAATCAAATGTTTGGCCTGCGACTTTAACAATATTTGTTTTTTTAGCAGGAGTCGTTTGCGTTTGCGTTTGCGTTTGAGTTACTTCGGGGGCGGCTTCTTCCGCACCTAAATAATCGTTTAAATAATCATCCAAGTAAGACTGAAAGTCAAACTCTTCGTAGCCTCCGTCCCCTCCTGCGCCAGTATCTCCGTAGTCTCCAAAACCGCCAGAGTCTCCGAAATCGAAAAAAGATGTGTCAAACTCACCGCCGGTTAAATCTGAGTATTGTTGACCCTGCAAGCTTTGCAGCAAATCATCAATACCTAGTTGCTTACGTAAATCAGCCATTTTCGCAGCCGTGGCCTCAGTCGCCGCCGCTTTTTGTTTCGCTATAGCTTCTTCCAGCGCTTTTCGCGCTGATTCGCGTACGGCAAATCCTTCCTGCCTTTCCGTCTCTGACGAGGGACCTATTCGCCGACTTCCTTGGAGTTTGAATACTCCGGTGTACGCTTTTTCTTGAACTGCCTTAGTTAAGTCCGTCCCTGTTGTTCCTGGCAGTGTTCTGGGCGCAGATGCTAGTCGCCGAGCCATATTTATTTCCTCTTACCGCCTCTTGCTGCTGGACGTGCTGCTGGACGTGCTGCTGGACGTGCAATTGGTGCCGATGCTGTGCGAGCAATGGTTTTTCGCGCCGTTGTGGTTAATGTCTGCGCCTGGTTTGTTGCAGTTGGTTTGGTGCTGCTGGCTCTGGGCTTCAGTTGATCAATTAGTTTTTGTGCTGATGTGGAAATCCTCTGACCACCCGCAGCAGCTTTTTTCGAAAGGTTTTTTATTTGCGAAGCAGTCCAACCTTGCTTTTGTAGATACCGGATGTCGTCTCCGCCTAAAGCCGCACCTCCTTTAGTGCCTAGGTTGTAGTTTTTACCGCCGACGTTTAATGTTGCTCCTTTTTTAGGTCTAGGTTGAGCGGGGCCGCTCACCGCCGCATTCACCGTATCCTCCGCCGTTCCCTCCGCGGCTTGCTGCGGCATGTATTGACTCAACAGATTCTCCCAATCCGGCATCTCGAACTGAGGCGTCTCGAATTCAGGCATCTCGAATTGCGGCATTTCAAATTTAGGCATCTCCATCTGAGATCCGTACATGCCTGCGTTCCCTAATGCCGACATCAACTGATCGATACCTAAAGCGGATCTCAGCCCCGCGATGTCAGTAGCAGGGGCTTGTTGTGTTGTTGTTACAGGAGTTGTTGATGCGGTTGGTAGCGCGGGCACAGCTTTAGCGCCTTCGTCTCTTTCTGCCTGCGTCCCACCCCCGAGTCGGCCGCCTCGAGAACCTTTTAGGGAAGCTTGAGCTTGTTTTAGCGCTTCCGTGGCGGCAGCCAGCGTATCCGCGGGCAGCGCCGCTCCCTCACCTAAAGCTTGCCCCGCAAAGCGCCGCCGCATCGTACTTTAAGCCGTATGCTTCAATGTTAACTGGTCTGCTGGGAATCTGTTCGGGTGAAGTATCTACGTAAACTATGCCCTTTTTTTACAACCATATCTAAGGTTTTTACATAGTCTGCTGCATCTTCGTATGATTTAAACGACTTAGCTTCCTTGTTATTGTCAGTATATTCTACTACTTTATTATCCTGCATTACTTTTTTTACATAACCGCCCTTTGGCGCGCAGATCAACCAAGTCTCACGAAACCTTAAATGGGCGAGCTTGGCCACTTCAGCCTCGGTGTATAAAACACATTTTGGTTGCAGTTTACTTTGTGCGGCAGGTTTCTTTGTCTTTTTTAGATTTACTTGAATTTTGTGTTGCCGCTTCAGAGCTCTGGCTTTGTTGCTCGCTACCAGAGGAGACTCGAAAGATTCCTCTAACAGAAATATATCTTCTTCTCCTGTGATGAACGCGAAGTATCGGTCTCCCGCCCGGACTGTGAAAATTTCCTTTTCCGGCCCCCGTGGGATTCGTACCAGTTCCATTTTGTGTGCCTTGCTGGGGGAACTTTACTTCGCCGACCAGTCATCGCCTATGCCCGGTTCCGCTACTAATCTCGTTTTTTCGAACACAGACGCACCAGCATTTACCATGATTTCGGCAAGCTTATCTTTCCAGAAATTCTCCAATCCTTCTCGGACTTCTAGTACGCATTCATCGTGTACCACTGCGATTAAACGCACATCGTTGTTTAGATGGTCATTAAGCTCGCCGAGCGCTACTTTTAAAATGTCCGCACCTGTCCCCTGGATTAGTGTGTTAGCTGCGATTGTCATTCGAGCATCGTCGTACGACAGCAACCGACGCCGCCCCAGAGCGGTTCGCGTGTAACACCAGCCGTCTTGGACTAAAGCGCCGCGTTGACGGTGCCATTCCCTCAGGCGCGGGTACGCACTGTGGAATTTACTGTGCAGTATCTTGCTCTCCGACAGACTTAGCTGTACGCCGAACGAAGCCGCTGCGTATGTTTTGAACTTACGGAACCCAATTCCATAAATAAACCCGAAGTTGGCTCCTTTAGCCATCTGCCTCTGTTGCTTTGTGACGTCTGATATATCGCAGTCATTTACTAAGCTTGCTGTGAGTGTGTGCAAATCTATGTCGGTATTGTACGCTTCTTGCATTTGAGGGATGTTAGCTAACTCCGCGAGTAGGCGTAATTCCATCTGCGAGTAGTCCGCGATGATCAGTTTGTACCCAGGAGACGCTACAAAGGCTTCCCGAAATAGTTTTGATCGCGGAACCTGCTGAAGATTCACAGCGAACGTTGTTTTTGTTTTAGTCTTAGCCGTTTTCGGCGCCCCTGCGCACGTAAACCGACCACTGTTGGCGCCCACTTGATTGTAGAAGCTGTGGATCCTGTGAGTTACTGGGTTTATGTTCTGAATCAGCTTTTCAGCATGCTCTAGACTTGTTTCAATTTTTACGCGTTCTCGGTACAGCAGAAGCACTGCATCTTTGCTATCAAACTCCGCCAGCGATATTTGGTTCAGTGTGCTTTTTCCTGTCTCTTCGTTCTGAGGCAACGCGATACCGCACAGGTCAAAAGCCTTTGCCACTTGCGTGGTCGAACCGGGGTTAAATTCCTTGTTTGCCTTCTTGCCCACGGCTACCGCGCCGTCCACTGTCCGAGGCAGTTTGTTTTCTGCGGGGAGTTTCGCGTCTAATGCTTCTACAAATTCTGTTGTTTTTTCGTTTAATTGTGTCTCCAAACTTACCTTAAGTTTATGTAAACGTTCAGTATTAACGTTGAATCCTGTGTAACTCATTTTTGCTACGGGGCGTATGCACTTTGATTCAATACTGTAGACTCCTATTAAAGCTTCCTCGTTCAGTTCTTTTAGCTGCTCCGCTGCGATTTTTGGAAGAATATCGACGTCTGTCGCCGCATACTCGACTTGGTCGAGTGTCAAAGTTTCTGCGCTCCAGTCCGTTTTGCGTTGTTCTTTATCTAGTTCTATTTCTAGTCGACGTTCAGCGACTGCCTTGAGCGAGCAGGATACGTCGGCGAAATAAGGTTTGTTGGATTTAGGTGAGTATTTTTTCTCTTGAAATCCCGCCCTTAAAACTCTTTCGGCTATATACGTGTCAAATATTTTATTCTTGTAGTCGATACCTAAAGAGTAGAAAAACTGTAAATCGAAGCCTAAGTTGTGCCCTAGGAGTAGTTCTCGACTCTCGATTAAAATTTTTAACTCATCTAGAACAGATGTTTTGAAGATATCAATTACGTGAATCGTTCGGTCTTCGACAGCGGGGGAGGCGTCGCAGAGCTGAACCAACCGACATTTTGACACCGTGGCCTGAAGCCCTGTTGTTTCTGTATCAGCACATAGTTTGCTGAACTTGTCCAACTCGTTTATCGCCTTTAGTGCTTCTGCGTCTTCGGTGATGTAATTGATTTTCATGAGAGGAAAAGAAAAAACCCCAGCATGCTGGGGTTTGATGATAGGACCTTTTTTGTTTCCTGGTCGTCAGCTGTTGTGACTCGCAAAGACACGGTCGATGTAGTCGTCGATGTCTCCCCATGAATCAACCATGGAGCTTCCTTTTTCTGTCGCGCGGACCTTGTAGTACACGCGCTGCATGTACTCCGCCTTTGTGTGTGCGTCGTCCCTCAGGCTGCCAACCGAGACGGCTTTCTCCTGCTCGACCAAGCCGTGATTCCGGCACCAGATCAGCCCCTCGCGCATACCGATATACACCGGTGACACGTGGAACGTACGCTTCCGATCCGCACTGCCTGCAGTATCTACAGGTTCCCACTCCCCTACGTTTAAATTTCGTTCGAACCCTTTGAAAGCCAGACAGGTTTCTCGGACGCTTGTATTACGCCAGAGCATGTTGACGTAATCAGTAGCTGCTTCTCGGAGGGTCACCCAATCGCTTGAGCAACTGCGTAGTAACAACGCAGCTCCTGCAGACCAATAGCTGCTGTGGGCGTTGAGCTTTTCGATCAGCTCTTCAGTAGTTGCTCCTTCCTTAAGAACTTTTGCGTGAGCTCCGTTCCTTACGACAGGTGCTGAGCGTCTGTTGCTTAAGTTACCTTGTCCCTCTCCAGACTTTTGGATAGATATTTTCCAGGCCAAGGAAGCGAGATCTTGATTCTGTTCTCTGACTGAGAGCTCGAAGAGTCGCTGACTGTCGAGCTTCCTCAAGTCGAAGATCTTGGTCAATTCAATCTCGATAGGACCTTGACCGTATTCCCCCGTGGCAGCCAGGAGCGCCACCGCTTCGGTCTGTTTGATTGGGGTATTCCCCAGCAAGAATTGGAAAGGCATGTTCATGTGAGTGGAACGTTGCAAGAGTAAGCAAATACAGGTCAGTATACAAGCCCTTTGAGATTTTTTTCAGATTTCAGCGCCGAATCCTTCCAGCCTCGTCACCCAGATACAGATATCATCCGTAATTCTTTCCGCCATTTGCATGACGTCGACATAACTGATGTCAATAGACATTAATAAATCATCCGTGATCGGTACTCCGAATTCTTCCATAACATACGTAGCTAACGGCATACACACGTCTACACACTCTCCGTCAGCACTGTTTTTATAAATGCAGAACATTTTTTTAACGTCTATAAAATCTATGTAAGCTTCTTGGTACCTAACCGATCTGTTTAATGTGTTGGTCGGATGACCAGACATACACTCACATAATCGGTCCCGTATCCAAGAACATAGTTCTACATCTGTTATGCCGTTTGATTTATATTCGTTGTATACCGATCGTATGATGTACGCTATTTCTTTCATGTAGGTCTAGCCCTGCTCCAACGTGCTTGTCCGTGAATGTGCCCAACGCACACCCACAGTTCGTTGTTGGTGGTGTCGTACCAGATATGTCCCACCCTAGGTCTGGGAGGTTGAGCCGCTGTGGAAATCAGCTCACCCTGTTCGAGATCGACTTCGGTTTCCTCAGTGCCACAGTACTCCTCTTTAACTCTAGAGATTTCATCAGCAGGGTTGCTTTTCATGGCGTCAACTTAGCGGAGACACTTTTGAATCGCATCCACAGCTTTCTCTGTGTTGTAAACGTTCACGGAATACACCTCATCGCTAAATCCTCGGCACACATCCGGGATGTCCGTGTTTATGCAGACAGTTGACCACTGGGTACCTGTTGCTGCTTTGAACGTGTTTACCTTTCGTTTGAGGGTTTCGTTGATGTCCGAGTGACCGTCCGTAATCATCAGAATGTCTGCTCGCGAATCTCGACAGCCTTTGTCGACCGCGTGGCTTAGTACGGCATTGAAGCTCGTCCCTCCGCCGAGAATCCAGGTTCCTATGAAATCCAGCATCGTCGAGAGGTTGTTGCTCTTAGGGATTAGTTCGACTGTGTGCTCTATGCGCGTATCGAACAAGTTTATGAAAACTTTTCGGTTTTCTTTCAGTGCTTCTTCCGCGACCACAAATGCGATGGCCTTGCTCCAGAGCTCAGGTTCTCCGCTCATAGAACCGGAGACATCGATATACATAACAACAGGACCTTTGCCTAGATTTTTTTGCTGAGCTGTGTAGTCTTTTGTGAGTATAGTCTTTTGGGAGAATTTCAGGGCAAATAATGCGCGCCCCTGGGGGGTTCCTGCCAGCGCGAGCTCTGCTGGAAAAGCTTTGGTGACATCGTTGCTGAAGGTTGCTCCTGTGATTGCCTCGTAGTTTGCCGAAGCGCTCTTAGCCCTCTTTCGTTGAAGCCACACGCGACGCAGAGCCCCGAGTTTTTTTGTCAGTGCGCGAAGCTGTTTACTGTTCTTGAGCCTGTTAGCTAATTCTTTTTTCTCCTTGAGGTCGTTTGTTTGCCTGCCTTGACCGGGCTGCAACCCGTGGAGAGTAGACAATGCCTCTTCCGTTTCGTCGCTTTCCTTTATTACTTGATCGATAATCTGGCTCGCTTGCGGTTGGAGTCTTTCCGCAGCTTGTTGGATAGCGTCGTTGATTGCCTGATTCAGTGCCTTGCCTGCTCGCCGCGCTTCGTTTGCTTTTTGAGTGTCTCCCTCTTTCTGGGCTTTTTGAAACTGCTCCCTGAGTTCCTGCAGTTTTTTGTCTGCTGCTGTAAGGAGCTCGACGTCGAATTGATTCTCCTCTATCGCTTTCTGAATAACTTCAGATAGTTTGTTGAGGATATTTACGGAGTTGTTCCCAGAGTTGAACTGGTTACCCACGCAACGCGTGAGTAGCTCTGTCCAGCCAGCAGCTTGGGATAAGTCAGCCATGATTGCATACCATATTCCATTCTCTGGTTTATACCCTTCTGGTATTGCCGCGCTATCGCCGTCGCAAACCTTTCGGAAATACTGTTCGTAGGCGTCTTCCGTGACGAGCCAGTTGACGTTGTCACCGTTATAGAGTCTGTCAAATAGCTCCTTCCCGAAGCGAGACAGTTGTTTGATGTTGTGATGGTCGATTAGGTAGGTAACAACAGGACGGCTTTCTCTGATGAAGTCATCCCATAGAAAATCCGCCAGCGCAGAACAAGCGAGCGTTAGAGGCTCGTTGTTGACGAGACGAACGAATTCTGAGTGCGTGTCAAAGTTCATTTGATGGTTTGCTTGTGTCGGTGCTGGTTTCCGAGAGTTCATCCGTAATAGCTTTCCGATAACCCCAGGCTGCCGCCGTGGCCGCCAACCTATGGATCGGGTCCTCACAATCCGGATGCCGAGAGTCCTGCAGGATCGAAACCCACCAGGACTCTACGAGCTCTGCTGAAAGTTCCTTACGTAATCCTTTACTTACTGATGTCACTGATAGCTCGCGCAAGGGTATCGCAGTGATTTTGGAGAGTTTGCTGAAGTTTAACTCCGGAGCTGCGTGTGCTCGCAGACATTCTCAGCTTGGACCCGTCCAACAGTTCTGAGACTTTATCCCTTACTGTTGTCATGTCTTTAGCGTATTTACGTAGTTGAACAACAAAATCATTAAGCTCACTCAAACCTTTGACTCGGTAGCGATGGCTGTGTGTGCTGTACTCGGCCATGATTCCTGCAGCAGCTCTCTTCGCGTCTGAAAACACTTTGTCCGCTGTGGGGACCTCCTGCTCTAGAACCTCCTTAATGATGTCTTGATCCTCCCCTGATTGGTAGACAATGTGAATCAAACTACCGTGCATATGTTCAGGGAATAACTCGTCGTCACCTTGGACAACAGCCCATGCTTTGAGAAACTTGAGGATTTGAACGCGGCGTCTATCGCTGATCGTGATCGCTCGGGTGCCCAGCATCTCCCAGACCGAACTGAACTTATCTAAGAATTCCGCTGATACCGAGATTTGCTCGGCTTCAGTCTGCAGTTCAGCTAGTTCGTTGAGGGTTAAGTGCTCGCCCACCGCGGGGCGCTTTTCCATACCCAGACCCCATGCGTCCAGCTTCCTCTTAGATACGGGTTTTTGCAAGAGGTTAACTGTAGGGCGAAATAAGAAACGATCGGCAAAAGCCTGCAGTGACTCTTCGTCTGGCCAGCTGTTCGTCGCAGCGATGATCGATTGGATGGGTGTCTCGATATTCTCTTTACCGTTGTTAAACGTCCTCTCGTTCAACAGAGTGAGTAGTGAATTAAGGATCGCAGAGGATCCACGAAACAACTCGTCTAAGAATCCGATGTGAGCTGTAGGCAGATAACCTTCTGTGTCGCGGGTGTACTCGTCGGCCAGCAGTTTGGTCACTGCAACAGGACCGAACACCTCGGATGGATCCGTCGTGGGGGTGAGCAGGTATCCGAAGTAGTTTGCTCCGCTTATCCCTCCGCAAACGCTCCGCACTAGATCTGACTTACCTGTACCGGGTAGACCTAAGAGGAACGCGTTTTGCTTGCTCAACAGCGACGCAAGCAATCCGTCAATAACTGGACCGCGTTCCAGATGTGCTGCGCTGAGTGCGCCGCGGAAGTTTTGAAGCTTGGTGAAGAGTTGATCGTTCATGGTTTGATTGTGAGTGGTTGGTAGCCGATTGGGTGCGGAAAAGGAATGCAGTGCATGTTCACTCTGCACTCTGTTACTAAAGACTTTGTTAGTGTCGCTAGCTTTTTAACGGCAGTGTCATACTCGACAAAAGTGACAGCTTCGAAAATGTTTGATGTGTACTTTTCGATGTCACACAAATAGCCTTTCGACGATTCGATGACATAAACGAGTCGATCCATTAAAAGTCAACCTCAGCTTCAGCAGTCTCGGTTTGTTTTGTTTCGGGTTCCTGGGGGCGAGTGGCGAGTTCGGTCAGAAGCTCATCCAAGTTTTCGCCAGCTTCTCCGATAAGTTCTTTACGCTGGTTGATCAGTTTCTTAAGCTGTTTGGACCTTTGAGCGTAGATATCGAGTTCTAAGTTTGCGTCCTTCACTAGGAGATTGAGGGCTCCGACATTTTCGGCGGCAGTGATTCGTTCGCATAGAGTTTTGTACTGAGAGGAGAGCGCAAGAGATTTTTTGAGTTTCTCCAAACCTTTAGAGGCATCTCTGTCATCGCAAATACTTTCTAACTCGTCACGTATAGTTTGCTGAACGTTGATGAAATCCTCCGTTGCTTTTTGCCTGGTGGCGCGATCATCCGCTTGAATTCGCGTACCTGTGCTCAAGAGTTCAGCTGCAAGGTCAGCCAATTTTTCGAAGCCAGGGACAGAGTCGCTTATCAGCTTCAGCTTTTCTGCCGTCAGCTGCCACGAGCCCCGCTTTTTAGTGGAGCCCGTTTGCTGTCTGCCGATCTTGTGTGAACCACGAACGTCCAGGTCATCCAGCAGCTCCGCGCTTATCTGAAGAGCTTTATCGGCGGCATTGCCCCTTGCGGCTTCGAGAACTTGCTGCGTATTGATCTGGTTTTCGTAGGCGAGGAGGGATGCTAGGTCTCCGTCGATTGGTTTGTCGACTTTTTCAAGAGAGATAGGCAGCGGCCCGAGAACCGACACGCGGATAGGTGCTTGGTATTCCTCCCTCGTGGGGAAGAGCTTCAGGTAAGCTTCGTGTGCTAAACGGAACTCATCATCTTCCCTGAACAGAGGGCGCAGGATGTTGTAAGCAGTTTGGTGCCAGGCATCGTATTCCTCTTGCCACAGATCCTTTAGCCTCTCGTTAGCTTCTTTGGCAGCTTTACGGATGTCCTTGATCAGAGCATTAGCGCACTGAAAATAGTTAGAAGTGACAAAGTGAGAATCGCCATAGTGAATGCAATAGCTGTCATACAGTTCACGCTGAATGACACGAAGTGCATCCAATTCTGCTTTGAGGGAATTCGAAAGATTCGGGCGAAGGCTGACAGTGTTGTTTTGTTCAAGGGTTTCAATCACCGACTGCGGCAGCTTGAGATCATCGAACTTAATTTGAACCGACTGCCTTACATCGGCAGAGATCGAACAAGCGAGCAAATAATGCGAAGTCATTTGTTTTAGTTACAGAGTGTTGATGTTGCGGCTAAGAAGTAACCCCCTCGCTGGGAGGGGGCTCAGCTTTTTAGCTCCAGGAAACCCTAGCCCGATTGACAAGGAAATGCAAGCAGTTCACACAGGCTGCAGATCTGCTCTGTACTGCCCGCTACTTTTTAAGCCGCGTAAACGCGAGGACGATTTTGTCGGTCATTTCGTCGCACTCGCCTGTCAGCACAAGAGCCTCGGCGGCGTGCTTGAGTTGCATCTTCGCGACCTTCAGCTCCTGCTCCAGCTTGCTGACTTTTGCAGAGAGCTTCTCCAGTTTGTCGTGCGACGTGGGAACTCGGCTGACGCGCACCACAATGTTCGTGTTGTGCTGCGGGAATCGGAATCGACTTTTGTCACCCGAGAACACTGACAGATCTATACCTGCACTTTCTGCAGCGGTTACATCCCGGAGCAGGTTGTCTTTTGCAGCTTCGTACGGTGCGCCGAATGATTCGTTCAGGTTTTTCAGTGCCGTGTCGCACTCATCGTACGCTTCGGCGGCGATGGCGCCGAGCTCCACAAGGTCTTTTGTCTTTAGGGTCATGTTGGTAGTGATGTTGATGTGAGCACCACGTTTGGTTCGGTCGGTGCCACCGAGAGCATGCTAGCACACTCAGTGCCTTTATGATCCTAGAATCCTCGCTGAGAGAATCGAACTCCGCACATGCCCACAGAGTAAGACCAGGACAGCCACCAGGCGCGAGGGGGATGGAGGATCAGCGTTTCAGGTAAACGGCGACGCTATTAGGGTTTGCGATCTGGTTCATCTGCATGAAAACGTACTTAGCGTCACGTGGGCTGTGAGCCTCTACACAACCGCTGAATTTCCACTCTTTCCGATGAGCTCTGGAGAACACATCAAAGGTCTGGAGTTTGGTTTCACCGGGGTTTGGCATCAGCTCTCGTTTTGGTCTTTCCGCACTATAGCGACCTTTTTGTATCCGCCGCTACGTCATCTCTTTACTTAGGTTTGTTTCTAGCTCTTGTACGTTTTTATGCGCTAGTTTGGTTAACTTGCACTTAATAAAAAGTTTTTATTTAATTGAGCTACTTAACGTAATTTGCGCCTCCTATCATCAAAAAAGCCCGAGCGAACTCGGGCCTTCTGCTAACCTCACGCTTAACTTTCTACGACAAGTTTCGTAATGTTATAGTGCTTGATCCAAGTGACTAGCTTTGTCGTTGCTTCTGCTGATTGCAGTCCGATACATCCGCTAGTCCCTGATTCTCCATTAAGCTTGCCCCAACTTGGATCCTGATGAAAACCAAGAGCTGATCGCCCCGTGGCGAATAGAGGAGTTACAGGAATCCAATAACCTTTGCCTAATTCAGGGTCATCGAAAGGAGCGGCCGCCATGCCGAGTCGATCAACCCTGTAAGTTCCCTTAGGTAAAGGAGATTTATTTCCTGCTGTATTTCGATCGGCTGTTTGTCGGTACGCCCGTCCGGTCAGCGCCGGCAGAGTTTCGAGAACGATATTTTGATTGTTGACTAGATCGAGCGACCATATGGGGTCCTTCGTTTCCTTCACCGTCTTATCTGTTTTCTTCAGAATCAAGAACGCCTGCGAACTCGTAGTTATCCGCGGCGGGTTTGAGCCTGGCTTTAGTTGAATCGTAGGACGTGAGGATCCTGGTTCTTCGGGAACGCCAGGCATCGGACTTGCGTCTAAGGGCAGCACACCTTCGGGGACTCCAGTTCCCTGCTGCCCTGGTCCCTGCTCTAACGGAGAGACTTGTGCGTACATCATCTGCTTTAGATGCTCTTCCTGCGCTGCATGATGCGCCATTAGTTGGGAGCCTTGGTGCAGCGCAACAGCTGCAGCAACGCCGGACACGGTCCCGATGATTGCAAACATTCTGATTTTCATTAGAGGTTACCTGGGCCGACTTGAGGAGCCGGCGGGGCGGAAGGGTAGCGCGGAGCGTCGAAGTCACCTGGACCTGTCGCCGCCCTCGGGGGCGTGGGAGGAGCCACAGGGAGAGGAGCTGATCTCTCGGGCTCTACAGGCTGAGGCTCTGGTTGAGACTCCTCAGGTGTGTTTTCTGGTTCTTTAGGTTTCTCTAGAGCCTCCGTTGATTGTGTTGAAGGTTGAGTCTCTTGAGACTCGCCCATCTGCTTTAGCCATTCAGCTTTCGCCTTCTCTTCGGGAGAGGGGTCCATCTTGCCTTCTTTATCCGGTGAAGCACCGGGCATCAAGGCAGACACGACCATGCCCGCTAGGTTAACACCGACAGATGCTACTAGAAACGCAGCAACGCCTACGCCAACCCAAACTATCTTACGTAACATGGTCAGCGACAGAGGTAATCTGCGCGTTGCCACCCGACTAAGCCGTTGTATTCGACTTTGTACCATCGCATATTGTCTCCTCCCCACACCCAAGTGAGCACGCGAACGTAGACTTCTGCGGGGATTGATGCAATCACATAGTTGCTGCGGCTCGGGCCGTTGCGTAGGTTGACTGAACTGTTTGGATCTCGAGTGCACGTCATCGCGTACGATTGTGCATCAGCCGAGGGTGCCCACGTGGTGAACATGAGCGCTGCGATTGCTAGCAGTTTGTTCATTGGTTTAGTTATTTGATTTTGAGTTTAGTCTTCGTCAGGGAAGATAAAGTTTTCATGGAGGTTACCCATGGTGCAGTTAACGATTGATTCGATTACTGCCTCCTCTGAAGGATTTTCTGTGTGTTTGTGTGCACGGTGGTACCCTCGGCGTACGCCAGCTTCGATTGTCTCTTCGAAAAGTTTGTAGAAACGAGGAGTGAGCACGGTCAGCGTCCCTCCCAAAGTTTGTCAGTAAATTGCCAGATGTAAGCTACGAGAAGTTCGTCAACTTCCAGGCCAGCGTACTCGGCTTCCCTTTTAAACTTGTCGTCGAATAGAAGATGAATGAGTTTGGGTGAGATTTGAAGAGCCACCTCATCTCTGAAGGCTACTTTGTACTCGTCTGCAGTTAGTTCAATTGCCGGGAACATGGTCATCTGTGTTTGAAAAAAACGTCAGCGTACAGGCAGAGAATCCCTGAGATCGTGAAGATAAGATTCCAGGGAAAGACTGGTGTGCATGCTGTGAGCACAAAGCATACAGCAGCCAGCACCAGGCAGAGATTAAATTGTGTTCGGTGAGACATTTAGTGTTACAACCTTCTGTTTTCGATTTGGTCTGCGATGAGCGCGAGCTGACTGTGGATCAGTGCGACCCTGTGGCGATAACCTCTGTCGTACTCGGTGTTTGTTTTAGATTCTGGTTTAGGTAGCGTTTGAAGCAAGGCTCTCAGAGCATCGGCTAGCGCTGTTTCCGGCGTAGTCGCATCCTCGAAAGCTACGTAAATAGAATGTGCGGCTTGTTTGACAAGTCGATCGTAGGGAGACATGCTATGTGCGGGGTGCATGTTTTTAGTAGTTGGCTTTAGCTGGATTCCTAATAAACAACTTTTATTGAGAATCCTTATGGCTTATGTAGTGTCTCACTGGGCTTCAAGTTCGTTGGCTATGGCAAGTGAGGGACCAAGGGTTTCAAGCCAACACAACATGCACCAGTGCCCTTCGTGGCCTTCGATGTCGCTGCTGATGTAGTGCCTGTGCGTACCGTGCTTGGGGCAGACAATTTGCTTCTGAGAAATTTTGAGATTCATAAAGTCAGTCATCGAGTTGCTCCAGTGCGCGGCGGATGGTGTCGAAACGTTGAGACCACTCCGCTTCCGTTGAACCAAGGTCAGCTTCGGCAAGGGCCTGCAGCGCCTGCTCCTTCAAGCTCGGCGGCTTGGGGCGGCGTGCGGCGCGGAGTGCGTTTGCACCAATATTGGGATAGTCATGCTGTAGCCACTCACAGCACGCCTCCAGCTCCTGATTAGCTCCCCAACGTGCAGCTAATGTTGCAAACTCGCCTGGGTTGGGTGGTCGCTGAGGCAGCGGCTTGGCCAACTCAATCCAGTCTTCCACCAGCTCCGGCGGTGGGGTAATGGGGTGATCAGTCATCGAGTTGCTCCAGTGCGCGGCGAATGGTGTCGCACACGAGATCGCCACCGTGAGACATTCGGAATACGGCTGCAATTCCATCCAACTGCTCTAACGCCTGCTTCTTCAAGCTCGGCGGTTTAGGCCGGCGTGCGGCGCGGAGTTCGTCGTGCGCCCAGTACGTTTGTTTGCTTTTAACCCACTCACAGCACGCCTCCAGCTCTTGATCTGCGCCCCATTGGGCGGCGCGGGTGGCAATAAGTTCTGGGCCGGTGCAGCTCGGCTTGGCCTTGATGTACTCGTCCGTCCACTTCTGCACCAGCTCCAGTGATGGGGTAATGGGATGTTGTTGTGTCATGGGTGATTAGTGGTAATGGCTACTCGGCTTCTGGTTCGTAAGGCTGCGGCACTACGGCGTGCATCGCGTCGAGCAACATCTTTTCGTGCTGCTCGTAACCCCATTGGGCAGCGCGGGCGGCTAGCTGCTGCTTCCACGATGTGGATTCATCGTCTATCGCGTCATACCACTGCTCAACCAGCTCCGGCGGTGGGGTAATGGGGTGATCAGTCATTGAGCTGCTCCAGTGCGCGGCGGATGGTGGCGAGATCTTTCATACCGTCAGAGAAAAACTCGCCGGTTGATTCAATACGACTTAACCCCATCAGCGCCTGCTCCTTCAAGCTCGGCGGCTTGGGGCGGCGGCTGGCGCGGAGTTCCCTGCTCTTGATTCCCGACCACTTCGAATCCACCCACTCACAGCACGCCTCTAGCTCTTGGTCTGCACCCCACTGGGCAATAAGGAAGGCAACCGTATTCCAGTCGGCAGGCAAATGTGCCCACTGCTGCACCAGCTCCGGCGGAGGATTAATCGGGTTGTTGTTGTTGGCAGTCATGAGAAAGAGAAGTGTGTAGAGCTAATCGGCGTGCTTCCAAGCTGTTCCTGGCTGGTGTCTACGCAAAAACTCAACTAGCAGATAGTGAGCCTCGCCAGCATCTTCAATGAACTGGCCGAGATAGTGAAATCCTTTGCCGTCAATGCGGATTATTTCGGATGTGCCGTCGCCAAGCACGATGTTGTTGTCATTCATTGTTTGAAAGTTTGTCGTCGAGGGCTTTGATTACCTTAGTTACACATTCCCACGGATCTGGATAGTCTGCAGACACGGGGATGTGCGTCACGGTATCGCGTAAATGATACAGCAAGCCGAGCCAGGTTTCCTCATCGAGAGTGACTGTGATTTTCTGAATGGGTTTGTCGACTAAAAGCCATTCGTACTTAGGGACTGCAGCTCTGCAGTTTTGGCATACAAGCCCCTGCCAAGAGAAGTGAAAAACTCTAAATTCGCTGTTGCAGTGAGGGCATTGAAGTAGTCTGCCGCGGGATCCGGCCCGCGTGGTTTTAGTGACAGAGGCTTGCATGGCTTTACTTAAAAGGGTTTGTCCAATTGTTGATTTGTGAGTCGCTGATGTGCCGTTGCTTATGCAGGAAATCGATGTAGTCATTAAAGGCACAACATTTGGCGGTTCGATCTCCTCGCAGCGTGGGGTTGTGGTCTAGCCGATCATGCCACAGATCACGGAAGTTAGAAACCACTTGCTGTTTAGTTAGGGTGTGCATTGTGTTGTGTGATGTTCAAGTTAAGTTGTACGGCGCCCGCAGTGAGGGAAGCGAGCGCGTATGATAGGTTTCTAATTAGCTGACGGGTTGCGCTACATCCGTGCGCTCGAATATGTAAGGAGTGTTTGATTCAAATTCGAAGTCAGGTGCATTAACAGGTAAGCCATACCATTTGTAGTTGCGCTGATAAATGCCGGAGCCGCAAAACTTACGCAGGATTGCGTTGATGCGCGATTTCGTCGTTGCTGTCGGATAACCGCAGTCACTTACAGTGACGCTGTCGGGTGTGATCTGTGCGATGGGGCTGTTGTGTAGGTATACAGTCGCGCGGTCGATGATCTTGTCACCGTGGGCGAAGTAAGTAACAGCCACCCGTGTGTTGTCGCAGCTCCAATCTTTACGGGATGCAACTGCAATCAGCATCTGTGCTTCAATCTTCCTCATTGGTCTGCTCCTGTTCATTGATAAGTTCTCTGAGTTGGGCGATTGCATCCTGCAGCCGATAAGATCGTGCGGCTGATGATGAATCGTCGAGTGCACACTCTAAATTCCATAGCGCATCCTTTGCGTCTTCGATTGTTAGGAACGTATCGGTTGCGTAGTGCACACCGTATTCGTCAGTTTGAATTAGTGAGATCATCAGATCATTCCGTGAGAGTCTACGTAAGCTTGGATGTCCGCATCTGATGGTTCCCATCCTTCGATGTACTCAAGTGCGGGAATGACTTCGTCTTCGATTTTGTCGACAATGTCAGGCGGAAGTGTGCAGTCATTCTGCACTAATTGCTTGAACCGAGCGAGCGCGTGGTAAGTGAGGGAGTAACAGTCCAAAGCGTACAGATCGAAAGGGATGTGATTAGGCATGATGTTGGTGTAACTGTGTGAGTTGGCCCCGCGTTAGCGGAGAGAGTTACAGGCTGCTGGTGTGATGTTGACTGCGGTGATGTTGCCTTCAATAGACAACAACACATCGTCAATTCTGTTGATGGTTGCATCGCAATCTCTGAACTGATCGGGATACTTAGTGGCGAGACTCAGTAGTTCTCCGCGGTAGGTAATGAGTGCGGTGCGGACTGTAGTTGCGGCGATCATCATGGCTGTTGTTTGTGTTGTTTGATCTCTTCAATCAAGTCGCTTGTCTGTTGATCGTTTCATTGGTCGCGCCAAGCTTTGCAACAACGTGAGCTCACATAATACTCTGCAGAGTAGTCTGCGAGTTTGTATTCGTGAAGCATAGTGTTAGCTTCCCTGCGAGATTCGAACTCGTCGATGGTCTCCAGGTAGTTGTGATTGATGGAGCGGCGTTGAATGTAGAACATGTCTCTGGGTTAGTAGCTGATTGAAACTGTTGCGATGCCGTCGATTGGTACACCCAAGCGATAGGCTGCGCCTGCAGATAGATCAATGCTGTTGCAGTCGCAGCGGTCAGTAATAGGTACAGTGAGCACTCTGCCGCCGTGACGTACGCGAACTTGTGTGCCACACGGTAACCACGGGTGCGCAGCAGACACGCCCCAATGTTGGTATGTTTGCCCACAGTATGTCTCTCTGGCGTGATACCACTCGTGGTATACAGTTGCAGTCACTGGGCGAGCACTAACTGGGTTAGTGAGCAGCAAAGGAAACAACAATAGCAATCGTTTCATGTGAAGTTGAAGTGGTTGTGTGCGTCGGCCCCGCGTTAGCGGGAAGGAATTAGTTAACGAGATTGACGAATGTGATTGCGTTAATGCACCATCCAGTTTCGTCTGTGATGCTTTCGATTAAGTCATCATCATCGTCGGCGTCCCAATCTCCAGACATGACACTGTTTACGATGTCCTGCTGTTCCTCCAGCGTGGGGGAGTAGTCATCGTCTGTTGTGAAGTCGAAGTCAATCGAGAGAACTTTAAATAGCATTGTTGTGCTCACTGTTCGGGCCATTCGTGACCATCGGGAACTTCCCACAAATCCCCATCTTGATGTAGCCTCCAGATTACACCTCGTTTATCCTTGCATTCGTAGTTAGTTAGGATTGCATCCCAAGCTTCCCAATACCACTCGTGATCAGGGCCTGCCTGACACACCTGCACATCGTCGAAGCTGATGTTAGCTTGCTTGGCGCATTCTTCATCTGCACTATTGCAGAACAGTTGCGGGATGTAGACACCATTTGTGTCTAACAGTAAGAGATGAGGTTCGTTCATGTTCAAGAGATAACTAGATGAATTGGCCCCGCGTTAGCGGGAGAGGTTACTTGAAATTGTCCGGTACAGCGTGGGCGAGGGTAGACCAAAAGCTTTCACGTTCGCGCTTCCAGATCTCGAACCATCCCGCACCGTTACCCGAACAATGCGCATCGGACATACGTTGTCTTGCACATTGTGCGATGTTGTACCTGCGCAGGCTGCAGATACCTGGCGGCGGAGTGTATGTGTACTCGCAACCGTCAGTGTCTATGTAGGTAGGATCTTGCATTGTGTACATGGTGATCACCAGAAGTTACCTAGACGAAACTCAGAAACGAAAGCGTGGGCAATAGACTCTGCGGCTGCGAGTCTCTCAGGTTTGGGGAATGCAGTGTTCCAAGCTGTTGTCATGGAACCGACTTCGCGTTGATAATCTTTGGCGGCTGGCACTAACAAGTAGCGCTCAACATACGCAATCGCGCGGTCTAGATTGAAAGTACCTTTCTGGTAGAACTTAGACAAAGTTTTGCCCACACTGTTGTAGTGAGCCTCTGAGAAGTTGAGCGCGTAAAGTTCCAACTCACGCGCAGCGATTGTGCAGATTGTGGTGGCCATGATGATAGGAGTTTGATCAGTAGTTGTAGGAAGGGAAGTTAGGCTCAGACTCGATAAGCTCTAGGTATGTGTACACGTTCTGCATACTCCAAGACTTATAGAACTCGTGTTGATTGTTGTCGCGACGATCACACCAGTTGAGTGAGTCGTAATCAATAGCGATCACGTCGATGTAGTAGTTAGTCATGATCAGATCTGCAGGGCGAATGTTTGGAATGCGTCAAGGAAGTTGTAGAAGTCTTCCTGCTCTATAGGATCAATCTCGCCAGACTCAGCGAGTCGATTAAGTGCAGCGAGAGTAAACTCAACCTCACGGCGATTGACGAAGTTAAATAGTGGAATGGATTGCATGATCAATCAAGGTAAAGGCTTACGATACGTTCGTTGTATGCGTCACGATTCTTGTCGTCGTCATACCAATCGTCCATAGCTTGCATGTCAGCTTCGAACTGCAATCGTTGCGTGATGTTGTCTTGCTCTTGCTCAAGTGGCCGCATCGTTAGATACAACTCGTTTACAAGATCCCAATCCTCAGCCTTGCGAGCGTTGAGTTGCCGCGTGGCCAACACGTCGAGCTGATCAGTAAGTTCATCTAGGCGAGCTTGAATGTTCACTTAATGCCTCCGTTGTTGATGAAGTCTTTGCACTCGGAAACTGAATCGAACTTAGCCGCAAGGCTGACAAGATCTACATAGCCATCGGCAACTTTAAAGGGAACGTACTTACCGACTCTGTAGATTCTGTGTGCAGCTGTGGAGTCGGTGGGCTCACTGATCTCGCCGACAATCTCACCATCAAGGTGTACAAGCTCTCGATACCAACTAACAGTGTTAGGGAAGTGTGCAGGAGTGTAGGTGTAATCCATTGGGGATAAGTTGCGATGGTGTTAGTTACAGTCAGAAGTTGCGATTAACCCAGTCCATAAACTCAGTCTTGCCATGATGTTTAAAACCACCGCCATAGCAAAGGCCGCCACGGAAGTTAGTTACGTTGTAACCCTGGCCGGTAACCTTACGATCCATGCAATACCAGCGGAAGCCTTGGACATAGAAACCTTGCGCAGTAAGTAACTCGCGGGCCTGTTTAACTGTTGTGATCATGATCAGATAGCAATGGGATTGGGTTGGTTACAGTTATCAGCAGGAGTAGCGGCCGACGACAACATCGTTGCCGCACAGTTTGATCAACAAACCGCTAAAGCATGAGTCGCTAGTGATACCGTGCCAACCCTTAAAGACTCCGTCAGGGTTAGTGTTCCGCATGAAGTCAGACAAACTGTGATACTGTCCGCGATACTTAAAGAATGAACAGCTATGATCAAACTCATTAGCATCCATCCAGTCGTATTCTTGGCGGAGTTTGGCACGCTCAGGCTGCGATAGTTCGCAAGCAAAGAACAGCCGGCGCGGTTGGTTGTTGGTCTTAATAGTCAGTTCAGTCATACTATGTACCTGTTGAAACTGTTAGACATGAGGGAAGAATCCCTCACCAAACTGTAAGCTTGGGGAGAGAATCGTTACAGCTTCATGATCAATTGTGATCACATCTGATCCTTAATTGATCCGCCCCGCTGACAAGTTAATGACATTCAGGGATCTCTCAAACAACAACTCTCCGGAGAAAGTTGAAACATAATGCCTAGCATGTAGTTAGTTACAGCGTACAGAATGATCATTGGCTGATAACTGGCCCCGCCATCCTACGGATCGACGCCGTGGTGAGGGGTCAATGTCCAATGGCCAGCGTACCTGCATCAGAGACAGATACGCTGGACAAGATCTGTACGTTGTAACTAGCTACAGCCTGACAAGTTAGGTTGTATTCAGCTGCAACCTGACAAGGGTTGCTGACATTTAGTGTCACTAGTTGTCTTAGTTACAGACAAGATACCCGCTGACAAGTCGCGATATAGGGGGAGAACGTGAGCGGGTAGGGTTCGCCTACCGGATAATGCCCACGTGGCACCGCTTGTGGGGGAACTTCCGCGCCCACTTCATCGCTTAAGTATTGAACAGTTAGCTAACCGATCGGCTACCCGTGCTAACCCGCACCGGTTTAGCTAACTATTCTGTTGTCGAGGTTCTTTCACCTAGATACCTTTAAGATCCCGCCGCTCACGTTCGGTCACACTATGCCTGCCCTTGCCTACACTTCGGGGATGTACTCCCTACCATCGGCAGCAGTGCGCGGAGACCGTTCGGCCTGGCGCGGGTTCTCTCGGGTTGTCTAGGTGCCCTGGCGGCGTGGCTTGCGCCCCGTTCCTCCAGTGACACCAAGATCGCCCATAACCGGTTCGCCTGTCAACCACCTAGGGCTAGTTCTCAGCCGGTCTGAGGATTGGCACACAATGCCAGGGTCCGCACCTAGTTAAAAGACGAAACGCGCGGCGCACGCGCAACTACCACGCCAGCGGCCCGGCCGTCAAGCGTTCGAAACGACAGATGATAGGACCACCACCCAGTACAGATGAACTATAACTACGTTCACAAAGTTAAATATACAACTTCACATCACTAAATGATACTTAGTGCGGCGCTACTCATCACATAGGCCGGCGCTATGTATACACAATTGTCCGCAATCCGCCCTTTTTTTTATATATAGGCTTACACGACGGCGCCGGCGAGAACCCAAAAATAATCTTGCGGGGAAAACGGGGTGAAACCTCCCCGAATATCAGCATAATAACAGCTTTTTACTCGAAGCGAACGAATAATTCGTCTGGATGTTCGTCAAAAAACTGTAATGTTGCCGGACAGAGCCACCCTTTCATGGAATTTTCGTAGGAATACCAGGCTCCTCCCTGTTCCATTTCAGTTTTTACGAGTTTTCCGTGCGAATGAGGAAAATTTCTTGCTGAAAAAATAATTCTGTGCGACTCTTTTGCTGGATCACTGAAGTTTTTAATCAAAAAGTCAATCATTTCAGGCATTCCGCAAACGAATGGTTCATCTCTGAGCCCTCTGGAGAGATCTGTAAAGGCCCACGTATCGCAATAGCGATAAATTTTGATTGACATCATGGCGTTTGACACAGGGTACGGTGTTTTTGTGATTGCTTATCGAGTATACAGTATCGCGAGAGGCCGCCTACCCGGCTTTTTTTGTTTTTTGTTTTAGGATGTAGCAAGGGTTTTCAGGCGCATGTACTCGTACGGATATAAAGTTCCCGAGGTGCAAAGTCGCGTTGCGCGTCAGAGACAACCTGTAGAACCTGACAACGTCATTCCCGACCCCTCCGCGGAAGACGTTATTGCTACAGAAAATACGCTTCCTCCCGCTCCGCCTAATTCGTTGAGTCCTAGAGAATTTTTTGAGTCCCAGATTCTTCCGCAAGTTAGAAGTGTTATAGGTGACTCTGGCGTTGATGATGCTTATCTGCGCACTATACGCGAAGATACTCGGCAAAGTTTTCTACGCGATATAGAGGAATCTGACCGGAGAAATCTTGAGCAACTTCGAGGAACTCCTGTTTCTATACCCATTCAGTTCCCCCAGCCTATTTCTCTAACAGGACTCGGTTCTGCTCATACGCAACCTGGTATTCCCGGTCTTTTTGCCCAAGTTGAGGCTTCGAACGAGGGGGTGGAAGCGCTACGTAAACAAAGAGTCGCGGATGCTTTTGGCGATCTTCTTTCAAAATATCCAGAACTTAATCGAGTTTTATATGCGGCACCTGCTACGCAGAATAAAGCTCTGCGTGTTAAGAAGTCAGGTTTTGAACCTTATTTAGATTATGTAGACAAAACACAAGTATTTTCTTCTCCGGAGTCTCGCGCTGGTGTTTATAACGAAATTATCGGTGAATACGCTTCTTTAGAAGACAACCCAGATAAGCGTTCTTTGCTTGCTGAGGCACTTAGAGAGACTGAACAAGACTATACGAGTGGCGATCCAGAGCGTCAGAGTAGAGCTCGAAAGTTTTTACAAAATGTGTTGGACGACCCCGCGACACTCGAACGCATAGAAACGCCTTCGTTTCGTGAAAACCGACCCGTTATTGGCGGCGGTGGCTACGAACCTGTAAAGGATAATCCGTTGGTTAAGAGGATTAATCAGCGAGCTAAAGCTTTTAATAATTTATACAGTCAATTAGATCTTCAAGATCGGCTAAATATAACTGATGTTTATCCTGGTTTGCGATTTTCCGGGATCAAACAAGGTGATCAAGCCGGTTTTTATTTAGATCCGGACACTAAAGAAGTTTCCGGTGTTGATTTCAATGATCCCGAGGCTTATGGGGTCAATGTGACTATGAGCGCCCCCGGAAGTATCTCTCTCGAGGAGTTTGATAACTATAACGTAGGTTCTGAGGTCTCTAAAAATGCTCTGCGTTTCTTAGCCGATTATCCTGTTACGACTCAAACAAGCGTAAGTTTTACCACGCGTGAACCCGGTTACAGCGAAAGCAGCTACGGCGCTAAGTTGTTGCCGTCCGAGCTTGTCGGTCCTGTAACGTCTTTTGTTTCAGATACAGCTTTCCGAGGACTTCGTCCTGGAACACTCGTTGTTAATAGTCCGCTTAGCTCTAATGATTTATACGACAAACGAATAGAGACGGGTAAATCGGGAAATGAAAGCAATACTTTACGCCGCTTACAACCTTTCATAGATTCGAATAGCCCACTACCTAATCTGCGTGGAATAGCTTATACCTCAGCAGGTTTCGGTCCCGTAAGCGAGGACAAGACGCAGCTTTCATATGTAGATGACAAAGGTCAAGCCATACCGATTCAGTTAGGACGTGCTGAAGTTCCTTTAAAAGGCAGGGTTGCTGTTCGCGATGCTGGAGGTGCTTCTGTTTTTACTCCCGCACTTCCTGCTTCTTCTACTCCGCGTTACTACGGACTGGATCCTGTTTCGGGAGCAGCGTTAGGTGGAGCCGAAGTATTACGTAATCTTCGGCGCGTTCCTTCTGCTTTACTCCCCGGTGCCGCTGATTTGATTCCGAGTCCCGAAGCTGTACGTACTGGTTATCAACAAGGTCCTGTAGCTATGGGTAAGCAGATGGCGCAGGAGTTTGTACAGAGTTTACCTACTGCCGCAGCTGCTGCTGGTGTTCTGTCCACGCCGCTAGCCGCGCCCTTGGCCCCAGGTATCGGTGCTGGCCTCGTGGGAACTGCCGGAGCACGGGCGTTGAATGAGGTTGTTCGGCAGGAAACTGGCGAAGGTATAGTTCCCAAGCTGCGCCAGGCTATCGGGACTGCACCGCGCACAGGTGCTGCTAGTCCTTCCCGTGCCAAATCACGTCCTTTAACTGCACAGGTTCGCCCTTTGACTACTGCGCAGCGGGCGGAGGTGACTCGGCAGCAGAACCGGAATGAACTTCAGCGTCGTATTGAGTTGGCCCAGCAGCGGTTCAACCCTGGCAAACTTGAGTTTGGCTTGTCTGAGTTGTTGCGCGGTCGTTGATTGCTTTAGAATCAATTACGTAGAACACCATCTGTTGACGTGGCGTACGAAAGTAACTTGCAGTATCGCCCGTCTATGGATAAGTCTCGTTATGAGACTATGCCTTACAATCCGCGCAGCAACCCTCCGCGGTATGAAAACCTCCCTTATCGGCTGCGCGATGACCAGCGTCGCGACCCCGTGGACGCCAGCGGGCTGATGGAGGAGTTTATACAGAATATTATGTTGACTCCGCTTGAAGGAGTCGCACAGGGTATTCCCGTTGGCGAGGATCCTAATCTGCCGATGAGTCAATCCCAATTCCGTGACTGGGTTAACCGCAGTCGCGATTTGCGCGGTGGGCGCCTAGAAGACTTCCTTAAGCAACACGGGAGCATGCGAAATTTCATCAACCAGACTCGCGGCGTTTGATTCTTGGGTTGTTCTTGGTATAGTGTGTGAGTTCCCGCTCTGCTTTGGCATCGGGCTGCGGGGGATAACCATGGATTGCGGTTGTCTTAAATAAAGCTCACCCCTAAGAGTGTGTTTGCCCCAAAACGTGCTTCCGGTTGTACGGAGGGGTTGCGTTTGTTGGCCTTACTGACAAACCCAGCGGGGACGGGACCCGCCGGTTCAGGAGGCGTCCGATAACGTCTCCCCGACTTTAAGTGACCATATTGTTGACTCCAACAAAATGGTCTTTTATTGTTGAGTCGATAGAGCCCAAGCCTCTGTCCGATCCTTGAGGTCGGTTACGCTTGGTCCATCCCACCCAGTGCGAGCCAACGGATAGGACGGCCCCTCACTCGGTACCGGACGCGGTGCTTTGACGTGAGACCGGCGATGCGGGTTCGAATCCTGCCTGGGTGATTCATATCAGGCACATCCAACTTTATTACATGAGTTATCTAAATCACAATCTGCCTACATTTACCTGCTATATCCGCAACGAATTTCTATATAATCATAAGAAGGGCCACGGTGAAGTGACGCTATGTGACGTCCATTCAGTCGCCTCTTTGGAGAAACGCGTTCCCTTATTTGAAGTCTTTTTAGAGAACGGTGTTAACTGGACGAGGCGTCCGATACATGCCCTTTGCTGGAAGCCCGACGCGCCTAAGCCTGAGCTTAATGAATGTATGTGGTGGGACTGTTTCTCTCCGTATATCGACGTACAGGTTCGGTCGCGCCTCTCGAATTTACGCGCCCAGCTGATTACGTTTAAGGGGGAGAAAAAGGGCGGTATCTACATGTTCACCCTTGACTGGTCGTGGGAGTCTAAATCGACCTTGAATACAAACTTCAGCGAAACCCCGGAGCACAAGTGTGCGCACTTCTTCCGAATGGATGATGGCAACTTTTACGCGTACCCTAATAACCGAATTATTTGGTACGACGACGCATGGCTTAAGAATCGAATTGAAAAAAATCCTGGGTATGAGATTGACTTGACAGAGTACAGCGTAGAGAATTCAAGAATGCTTGAAACGTCTGATCACTTTATGTATGAGACAGTAAACACAGGCGACCAGTAGGTTATTGCAACAATGTTTAACAGCAGGGTTTGGCGCGGTTGGGCTAAGGCGTTGGGCGAGAAAGCGTCTCCACGCAAACGCGAGGCTGACCTTGTGGCGATTATCCGCACGTTTATATTTGTGTCTTACTTAACGACGAACATCTTTATAGTTGCAGGCGTCATTCGGCATTGGAACGACGCCTTGTAACAATTGGCAGACTACTTTTTAACGCACCAGAGCTGCCAGCCAGTTTTGAATGCGCTTTCGATCTCGCCGAATGCGGTGAGTGCGCCGTCGATACCACGCTGAACATCCTCGTGACCGTAGTCATCGAGAATTAAAGCGCCCCCTGATCGCAGGAGTGGGTAATAAAGTGCGAGGTCGCGGCACACGGCGTTCGAAGTGTGCTCTCCGTCAATGTACAGGATGTCGATCGGCTGCCTAAGTTCGGCGTTTAGGGCTGGAAATAGGTCCCAAGAACAGCCTTTGCGGATGTCGATCTTGCCTGCGTTCTTACTTTTGGATGCGTTGGTACGTGCGATGAGCTCGATGCTGTCCAACGTGGGGAATTTTTCCCTGTTTTCGCGGTATTCATCGTTTCCGGTGAACGGATCGATGGAAATTAGGCGGCTTGAGGGGTGATCCAGGAAATTATCGGACCACCAACAGGTTGATGCGCCTTCGTAAACGCCGATTTCGACGATCAGACGGGGTTCGTCGGGTTTGAAGTGCAGTTTTTCGGCTCGGGGCTCGCTAAACAGGAGCTGAGCAGAGCCCAAAAGCTCTCGGTACCATGCGTGTGTGATCTGGTACTTTTTATCTAGCTCGAAAAGCATGGACCGGGATCTAGAGTCACCATAGTACCAGCGCCGTCTTGTCTCGGCATGCGGAATTTTGAGGCTTGCCTCGTTTCCTGCGTAAGGTGTGCTACCATAAGCATGGAGTTACCTCCCCCACATGGCTAACAACATCAAAATCAATCTCGATTCCAAGCACCTTCCTCTAGCCGCCGCAGCTTGGCAGTCCTGGAAAATCGTTGCTGTTGTTTTTGTTTGCGGGTTTATCGGTGTTGGTGTAACGCTCTCGGCTGTCACAGCGGTTGCTTTGCTGCACAACAGTCTCCCTAAGACCGATACGGACCGAGCCCGCCTCGCATACCAGCGTCAGTGTCAGGCTCAGTTTGCGCTGGACAACGACGGCATGCGTGGCGACACTGGGTTGCTTCTCTGTCAAGCCCAAGCTGAGCAAGCGTATCCCAAAGAATTCAATTGAGTCTCACGTTAGACTGTGCGCGTTAGCGCTTGCATCGTTTACTTTCTTTTGCTTTACTCATTAAGCACACCCCTGTATCCGTGTCACATCAACTTCTGCACGCTTTTTGTCCTGTTTGTTCCACGGGTTTCGTTTTGAAAGGTTCTCGACTACGTACGTGGCTGAAGGCTAAAGAGAAGAATCCGGCACGTAAGGGTCCCTACTGCACGTATCACTGTTCGTCACGGGCTAACGTCGCTTGCGCCCCGACCAATCGCAAGGCCGCTGCTCTGGCTTTGACTGTTAGCTGATTGTTACAAGGCTCGCTTCTCTGGGCATTTTCGCCTAGTCTTAGCGAGCCCTTTCGCGCATCTAGCAATCTGGTGAATGCAGTCGACTCATAATCGACCTTAGGTGAGTTCAATTCTCACGATGCGCACCACGCCCCTGTGAAGGACACAGAGGACCCTTTTGTTCTCGTTCTTGCGCAGGTAAAGCTGGCCGAGTAGTCCAACGGCAGAGACAAGCGACTTAAAATCGCTCCAGTGTGGGTTCGAATCCCACCTCGGCTACCAATTACTGTGCGGGCGGCACGGGCTTGCGAGTTCGAATCTCGCCAGGGGCACCTCTTCACCTTTTAGTCGGATGACTGACGAACAACTGAACGATCTCTTTACTGAGTTCTGGGCGGAAAGCTACCCGAATGTTAAGCCGGGTGTGCACGCCATCAGCACGCATCTTGCCTTTGCGCGCCAAGTGCTTGATGTTTACAAACTCATGCAAGTTTCCGACGCCGTTAGCGAATAAGACACAGCACAGAGTTGTGGTATCGGTTACGTGGGATTTTAAGTCTCACGTAACTGTATTTCAGTAAGCCCTTATAATTGATCTAAGAGTGTTGCTGTAACGGTTCGTGACCGATAGAGCTATTTTTAATCGCCGGTACACGAGCTTCACGCCTGGCGGCCAACAGGTTTGGTTGGTTAACGGCACAAGCGTAACGACAAGCGCATCCACAACTCAGACTTTTACAGCGGGCGCTACCTTACTGCAAGGCGCTCCTGTGTATGTCAGCGGCACATATGCGTTACCTGCTTCGGCGGCTAGCGGCATTGCAGCTGTGAACTACAACGTGATCGGTTTTGCGACCGAGTCCGTGTCGAGCGGAAGCGGCGTGGCCGTAGTGCTGGACGATACTGCGATCATCGGATCGGCCAATTTGGTTGGCGAAACGCAGCTCACTCCCGGCCAGTACTACTATTTAGCTAAGTACACCGGGCAGATCACACAGTACGCCACAGCGTCAGGTACTGTCACAGCCTCGGGTGGTTACGGTGCGTTGGTGAATGTTGGTTTAGCTTTAAGTACGACGGAACTTCAAGTTGAGATTGAACCTCCCGTCACTCTCACAGCTTGACTGTATAATTAACATACGGGGGTAATGCTATGGCAACACGTCGTCCACTAGTACTTGTTAACGGCGTTACCTCGGAGCTGCCTGCTGGCGACGTTGTTGTAGATCCCTCGGGGATTGCGCCAGGCTCAGCTAATCAGGTTCTTCAAACCAATGCTGGCGGCACTGCGACTGAGTGGCGCAGCAACGTTGTTGTACCTGGCACACTCAATACCGCTGGTGTAGCTGTTTTTGCTAGCGGTGTCGGGATTTCTGGCGCGGCGCAGTTCGGCGGCACTGCCACTGTGGCTGGGGCGGTTACTCTGCAGGGGGCCGCCACCGTTGCTGGGACGGCCACTCTTCAAGGGGCTGTAACCGTTTCCGGTGCTGCGACGTTTGGCGGCGCGGTTATAGTTAATACTTCTGGTGCTCTGACGCTGCCTGAGGGTACGACGGCAGAACGGCCTGCGGTTCCTGCGTCTGGTGATATTCGGTTTAATACCACTCTTACTCAGTTCGAGGGTTATAACGGTACTGCTTGGGGTGCGTTAGGTGGCGGCGGCGGCGCCGTGGGCTCAGGCACAAACGCAGTTTTTTATGAGAATGATACGACCGTTACAGGTAGCTACACTATAACTACGGGTAAAAACGCAATGACCGCTGGTCCCATCACGGTTCTCAGCGGTGTCACCGTTACTGTTCCCTCCGGTTCTAGCTGGACTGTTGTCTAATGTCTATCGAAATTAATGGCGCTGGTGTTATCACCGGTGTAGATAGCCTCAGCACTCCTGCTGTTACTAACGCGGCGGGTTCGGCTTCCGCTCCCAGTATTACGTTTACTGGTGACAGTAATACTGGTATATATTCTCCGGCAGCGGATACTATTGCTTTTACAGAGGGTGGCGTCGAATCTTTAAGGATTGATTCTTCAGGAAGAGTAGGGATTGGCTCTACTGCGCCTGATGCTCCACTACAAGTAAACTCCGCTGCCGTTGGTGGCGCTGTAAATGATGGCATCAAGATTCACATGCCCGCCAGTTTTGGCGGCGGTGGGACGGGGAACAGCTTGTTATTTACGGCCTTAAATGGATCATTTGCTCAAGTAAACTATTCATCTATTGCAAGTTTAATCGAAACAAACACTGCAGGATCTCATTCTGGTATTCTAACCTTCAGAACTGCTTCAGGTGGCACTAATACCGAACGCGCCCGCATCGACAGCTCGGGACGCCTGTTAGTTGGCACGTCTACAGGTGTTGACGGAGCCTTGGTGCGCATAGAAGGTGGCATTTCTATCAACGGAGTAAACAATACATCTGCTGTTAACTCTGCTGGCCATTACATCTCACCTGTCGTCAACAGTGCTGGTCAGAATACATGTAAATCAGCGACTAATGATACAAGTGGGTCGGGAGACCTGTGGCAATACTCGCGAATCAATACGGATGGAGTTATCTTCAGATTCCATAGAGGAACAACATCGGTCGGAACTGTTTCAATCACATCTAGCTCTACTTCTTATAACACATCTTCCGACTACCGTCTAAAGGAAAACGTTGTTCCACTAACTGGTGCTGTTGACCGCATCAATCAGCTTCAGGTTCACCGCTTTAACTTCATCACAGAGCCCGACAAGACAGTTGACGGTTTCATTGCTCACGAAGCCCAAGCCGTTGTCCCCGAGTGCGTTACTGGAACAAAGGATGAAGTTGATGCTGACGGCAACCCCGTCTACCAAGGCATTGACCAGTCCAAGCTAGTGCCTTTGCTGACGGCTGCATTGCAGGAAGCACTTCAGAAGATCGAAACCCTTGAGCAGCGTCTAAATGATGCTGGCATTGCCTAGTAGTCCTACTCACTAAATGAGCTACCCCTCTTACTACTGCCAGCACTGCGGTCAACAAATCGGTTGGGTCGGTCGGTTCTTCCAACTGATCCGCCTTCCATTGCATCGTTGCCTGGCGTAGTAGTCACCTTCACTACTAATTCCAGCTCGGTTTCTCGACCGAGCTTTTTTTATGTTTGTAAATTTCCCACGTGGGCACGGCTCTGTGTCCAGAGCACCTGCGTAAGGCACAGGTACGCTGGACAGATTAGCGGGCGGGGCTACGCGGCTCAGCAAGCCAGCAGCACGCAAGGCACGCAGTAGCTGCCATCGTCGTAGGTGCAGGTGATGTGGTTGGAAGTCACCTTGGCGATGGTTTTGCTGCGAACGATGTCATCGTCTTGGGGCTTGGCGGTGCCGTCACCAGCAGACATCAGCAGTTGACCGCGATGCACTGGAATTCCCGCTGAGATACGGATGATGAAGTCACCCGTCATTGCGCAGTAGAAATCATCGGTGTAGGTGTCATCGTCATCGTCCCAGCACTGGAACACGCCGGCCACGTTTGGGTCGCCTTCAACGTCACTCACCTGGGTACGGTTGAGTTGCTCATTATCTTCTTCACCCCATGCACACATCTCGTCAATGTTTTTCAGCACAGTACCGCGCAAAATTTCAGTGCGTTCCGCTCCACCAGGGAGCTGGGACCAGCGACTTAGGTGAGCACCGTTGTAGCTGACGGTTGTGCCCGAAACGGAAATAGAACCTTCCGATGTTTGTGCTTGTTGAAAATCAATAAGCGTTCCATCGCTTGCTGGTCTATTTATGAGCTGTCCACCAACGCTGTTTACCTGCCAAATGCGCTGAGTAGTTGAGTTACTAATATTGCTAAATGCTTGAATGAGTGCCCCGCCAGTGCCTCCTGCTGGGTTGGCGTTGTCAATCCGCAAAGCAGCAGAAGTTTCCCCGTTAGCGTCAACGTTTTGCGAAATCCTTAGCGCGTAAGTATTTGCGCCGCTGCTATTACCATTATGGCCTTGGATATGTGCTAAACACTGCCCAGATGAGCTGTTATTGTAAACACCAAATAGCAAAGGTTGTTGACCGGAATAGCTGCCAGACGTTCCACCGGGGATGTCAACTAAACCAGTGGAGGAAATCCTCATCCGCTCCGTCGGGCTGCTCGCTCCGTCGGCGGTAGTGGAGAACACTAAGCGGCCTGGATAATCACCTGATCCAGCATTTGCATCGGCGGTGCATCGAATCTGTGCGAATGAATTGCCGGACGAGTCGTTAAACTTTATGTAGCCAATGTCCTCGCCCGAGGTGATTGAGGTTGCAGCCTCTCCACGTTGTATTGAAATAGATCCATGTCCAGTTGGGCCAGTGGTATTTCCTTGAACAACCGCTAAGTCAAACTGGCCATCACCTGCGCTAGGCGCAGTAGACGTGCCAACTAAGAGGCGTCCCGATGTATCAATACGAGCTCGTTCTGAATCACTCGTCCAAAGGGTTAGAGGTAAGTTGGCCCCCGTTTGGCCTTGAATACGAAAAGTGCTGCCAATTGAACCAAGTTGGCCAACGCCTGCTCCTGAAGAGTCTCTGATGGCTAGTACGCCTTGGACTGTTAAGGCTTGATCTGGGCTAGTAGTGCCAATCCCTACTTGCCCTGAAGAGCTAATATAAAGTCGTGCGGAACCCCCCGTGGTGAGCGCAACCTGATCCCCACCAGGACTATAAATACCTGTATTCGCGTCGCCAGTTACATAAATAGAAGGGGCGGATGCCGAGCCGGTTTGAATCGCTACGTTGCCGGACGCATCTAGAGCAAGGTTTGTGCTTGCCGAATCAGGGCTCTTGAGATTGTAGGTATTCAGGGTGCTCATGATCTGCGAGCCTTAATCGCAAAGGACTGAGTAGCGGCTAGCGTAGGAACGCAGTCCACTGGGCTACTTATAACTTTAGCAACGCTGACGCAATAAATCGCCGCTGTTTTTACGACGGTCTTTGCTAATCTTAGAAAACAGTCACCGCAGCCCCGTGGCAACCACTTTTACTTGGCACATTGCTCAACTTGAGCGCAAGACCGACGACGGTTTTGTTTTCACTGCACACTATACAATCGACGCTAAAGACGACACGTATAGCTCTGGTGCATACGGCAGTATCGGATTCGAACGTCCGGAAAATCTGATTCCTTATTCTGATTTAACTGAGGAGCTTTGCATTCAGTGGGTGCAGGAAGCTCTGGGTGCTGAAAAAGTAACTGAGATTGAAGCGGCCCTTCAGACTCAGCTGGACCAGCAGCGCCACCCCACGACTGCCGCCGGTGTTCCTTGGGCGAGCGCGCCTGTTTCCTGACAACCCGGACCGTTGTACTGCTAGTCGGGTCTCGGTTCGCCGCGCGACTTGGGTTGCGAAGTCTTGAGATTGCCTTAAAAGCCGACCTTGCGTCGTCGAACCGAGCCTTGGGCTAATAGCTTCAACAAGCCATTGACCGGCTCTAGACAAGGGCCGACCTTTCTTCGTGTCTAGTTATCTGTTCAGCAATCGGCCTGACCGCGAGGTTTATTTGAGTCTCGCTAATAGACCTCGCAAGCGAGATGCGACAAGTCAATACCGCGGGGTTTCAAAAAACACAAACCCGAACAAACCCTTTCGTGCGGCACTAAAGCACAAAGGGCGGAATTATTACCTTGGGTCTTATAAGACTGAGCTTGAAGCCGCAAAGGCTTACAACAAAGCCGCACTGCGGATCGTGGGAGAGTACGCTGTGATCAACGATCTGTCAGACGCTACAGATCGCTAAAAACAACAACATGTTTAACGAGCAACGGTGTCCCAAGTGCAACGAGTACGGGTTTGCGACCCAAGAATCGCGCAAAACACGTGAAGCTACCCGGCGCCGTCGGGTTTGTTCAAGCTGTGACTACCGGCAAACGACCTACGAGGTGTCTCAGGTTTGGTATCGCGAGGCTCAGAAAAATCGTGACATTGTCTCGAAACTAGAAGAAGTTATGGGTCTGCATTCCCAAGGAGGAGCAGACAAAACTAAATCTTTTAAAGCGTTCTGTTCGATGTGTACTTTTATGACCGACCGCGGGTGCTCCTTTGGTTTCCCTGAAGCCGGCGGGGATTTTGCGACAGAATGCAGTCAGTACACCCCCTCGGAACATGGCTGACATCGCGAAATGTGCCAGCGGGGAAAATTGTCCTCTGCGCACACGGTGCTACCGTTACCTTGTTACGCCGGGATCTCGTCAGAGTTACGCGTACTTTCCCGAAATCGGGTCGAAGTGTACTTATTTTATTCCTGACAACAGTGAGTTTGAAGTTTCCGATCGGAACCCACGTGGGCAAGAAAAAGCCCTCAGCCAATCTGTCGCTGCCGAATAAGCATGGTGTTGTTATCGGACACGGCGAACGCCGTAATGCGAAAGGTGCGATCATGCGTTTCTACATTGTCGAGACTACGCACTCGTCCCGTCCTGAAGAGTGGGCTCCTGGGATTACTTATCCCTTGGACGCTGATATCAAAGACAACGTTGCATTCGTTTGAACGTGTCCTGGGATCATCGCTTTTTAGACCTTGCGAAGAGCCTCGCAGCATGGAGCAAGGATCCATCGACGCCTGTCGGCGCTGTGGCGGTGCGAGATCGCCGCATCTTAGGAACTGGATACAACGGCTTTCCCCACGGTATTGCCGACCTTCCAGGCCGCCTGTCGAATAGGAACGAGAAGCTTCTGCGCACTGTGCACGCAGAGGCCAACATCGTTGCTCACGCGGCACGTAATGGAGTCGCTTTGGACGGCGCCACGGTTTATGTCTGGCCTTTTCTACCTTGCAGCAACTGCTGCACGCTGTTGATTCAAGCCGGAATCGAACGCGTGGTCGCGCCGGATTTTCCGATTCCGGACCGCTGGGCTGAGAGTTTTAAAATGTCTCAGTCCATGTTTGACGAAGCTAAAGTTGATTTGACCCTTTTAGAGGTGTCTTAATGGAACTCGTTGGAGATCCGCTAAGTCTATTTATAAAATTCTCTATTTTATATATTTGCGTTTGCGTTTTGTTACTCTGGGTTGCTTCTAAAATTCTTCCGTAGATCCGTGCACTGCGACGTACATATTGTCGTACGGACGGATCTCGGCCACGTTGTAACCCAAGCCCCGCAGGTGATCGAACAATTGTTTTTTCTGCGGGGCGAACCAATCGTCGTTGTTGGCTTCGAAGATGATCGGCGGGTAGTCGCTGCGTTTTAGGGTTAGGGCGGCGCCCCGCAGTGCGGCCAGCTCGTTGCCCTCGATGTCCAGCTTGATCAGGCCGACATCTTCGATATGGTAGTTATCTAAGTTCATGGCCTCCACCCGCTCCGTGTGCAGCACAGGCTCACGAGGGATTAGCAGGGTTGAGCCGCCTCCATCCTCGGACACGACCGATAGGGTCACGGTTTGATGCGCGTGGACCTTATCTGTGATGGCGATGTGCTTGGGGATGATGTTGGTTTTTTCGTTAATGAAGATGTTGCCGCACAGCTGGTAGAACGTGCGACGTTGTGCTTCGAATGCAAGAACTTCTTTGAAATGATCTGCGAGCAGGATGGAGTAGCTGCCCATGTGGGCGCCACAGTCGATGAAAACTTTGGTTTTGTCGGCGAACCGTTTGGCCCAGTCAATCAGGTGACGCTCAGGGATTCCGACGTTGTGCATCTGGCAGCGCCCCGAGTCGTCGTCGTGCATCAAAAATGCGACGGACGGGGTGGGCACAATCAGCGATTCTTTCGGACCCCAGAGATAAGTAGTCACGAGCTCGGACTGAGTGTTAACATAGTAGCAGCTTTAGGCTGATTTTGGATACGACCGCGCCCGCTATACCCGTTATCGGTACGGCTTGTGTTAACGCACCACATTGGGTGTACAGGTTGTTCTACAGCATTGATTATCCCGTTGAGACGTTTGTAGTCTTCAACAACAATGGACGCGACCAGATTACTGAGCAACTCGATTTGCTTAAGAGCGTCCCTCATCGGTATGTGAAGAAGGTAGTCGTGTGTCACCTTCCAGCAAACCTCGGGTGTTCCGGAGCGTGGAACCTGATTATCAAGTCGTACATGACGGCGCCTTACTGGATGATCGTCAACCACGATCTTATGTTTACGCCTGGTTTCCTGAAGGCGGCGGTTGCGCATGCGGAGGACGGGGACACCGGGATTGTGCATGGCGAGAACGGCAGCTGGGACTTCTTCCTGATTAAGGATTGGGTTGTTCAACAGTTCGGTCTGTTTGATGAGAATTTATATCCTGCGTACTGTGAAGATATGGACTACGGGATGCGGTTCAAACACAAAGAGTTAAAACGTGCAATGTCCGTCGGGGTGCCGTATTACCACGGTGAGACGGCTGGGGATTATCTGGACGGATCGCAAACCTGGCGCAGCGAACCTGAGCTCGCGCAGGGTATTCACCGGGCGCATGAGCTTAACAAGCAGTATCTCCACGCCAAATGGTCTCCAGCGTGGCAGCACCATATCGAAGGCGATGTATACAAGACTCCTTTTAATAACCCAAGCATTCCCTTGGATTTCACGACGTACGATCTACATTTTGTCCGCCAGAAAAATTTGGGTTTTTAGTGATGGAGTTTCCGTGCACTGGTTGCGGCGGGTGTTGCCGCTTGTTAGGGGGAATTTTAAAGAGTCCGGAAACACAGGAAAATTACGTTATGCGATTGGCTGCGGAGACTTTTCCTTACAAAACTGATTCTTCGGGAGCTTGTGAGAAGTTGGTCGACGGTAAGTGCAGTGTGTATGAGGATAGACCTTTACTGTGTAACGTTAAAGAATTAGGAGCGGCAATGCGGGTCAACGAAACTCAGTGGTTTAAAGCGAACGCGTTGGCCTGCAACCGAATCATCGATTTGTTGAACTTAGACCCTAGTTACAAAATTACAGATTTTTAATTAAACTTATGGATCACCATGTTGTTAGGGAGATGCCGTTTTATTCCTCTCATACAACTGAGGGTTCTCTCGTAAACACCCTCCGAGAAATCTTAGACAGACGTCAGATAACGTCTTTTAAGCTGAGCAAATTATCTGATCTATCTCCTACTACAACACGTAAGATATATTACGACCAGTATTACATTCCGTCTCCGGATGTTCTAGAGAGAATTTGTTTAAGTCTGAATGTCCAACCTGGCGAGATCTTGAAGATTTCGCCTAAACTGGAGTCAACAGTAGCAATGGTGTTAGGTTCCGGTGTTCTCCCCTCAGGATTATGAATTAGCTGCTCGTCTGCTCGGGCTTCCGGTTCCTAAAACCCCTGCCGAGTGCGCAGCCGCGGCTCCGATGACTGCAGCTGTGCTGCGTTCTTATTACAAAGCGCCTGCTCCGATGCCGGGGTTTGAAGGCGACGGCATTAACACTTCTGCGACCCGGTCTCTCAATCCGCAGCCCCGCGTGGCTCAACCCGAAGCTAGGGACCAGTTGACTCATCGTCTGACAGCTGGGGTTGTTTCTTCTGAGGATGAAGGTGAGATCGAACGGCTTATCGAATTGCTGATCGGTGACCCTGAGATGCGGGGCATGTTTATGCAGTTCGTGCAGCAGATGATGGCACAAGCCGATGAGGGCGGTGAATACCTGAGCCGTCAACGTCCTCTTGAATACGATATTCCGAATTACGGCGGTCAGTATTCCGTGCTGAACGCACCTTCCAGCTCCACTATCCCCGCCTCTGTGCGTTACCAGGAGCTCGGGTGATGAACAGTATCGAGCATCGTCTTCGGGAGAATGATGTCCGGAATGATGCTCCGGACCTGAATCCGGATGAGTTTCTGAATCTTTATCTTGCGTCTAATTTTCCACAGACGACGGCTTTTCTTTCGGAGGAGCAACGTCTTCGTGGGGAACAAATGCAAGCGAAGGACGATACAGTAAACTACATGAAGAAGCCTCCATCCGGGACTTCTTTTGATCGACCGGATCGCTACTAATGTCTCGGTACAGTTACGTTCCTGCTGGTCCCGGACAGCCTTTAGTTCAAGTTCCTTCTTTTGCAGCTCAAACTATGGCCGCTCCTGCGCTTGGTCCTGCTGTAGCTGCGGCTGCTGGCGGCACAGCCGCTGCTGGCGCCGGCAAGGAATTTTTGGCAGGTTTAATTAATAATCTCATTGCAGGGATTGCTGTTGAAGGCGCTCAGAAAGTGCTTTTCGATCCGGCGGGCGGCGCTATGGGTCCTTCCACGCTGCAAACAGAAACAGCTCTAGGGCGGAGTACTTACTTTACATCTCCCGCTCAACAGCTTGAAGCTGAAAAGTATCTAGCTGGCGAACGAGTTAAACGAGCTCTGCTGGGTCTTATTCCTGGTATGGGCGATGTTCTTCCGCCCGTTCCTACGCGTGAAGAACTTGTTGGCGGCTTCCGTGACGGTGAGTTCACCGGTCAGGCCGCTCTAACCGAGGCGCAGGCTCGAAGTCTGACTGCCCGAGAGATCGAAAAGATTCGCGCCGAACGGGAGTTTGAACTTCAAGCTCGCTTAGCCGAGGCACAAGCAAGCGTTCAGCGCGAGAAAATTCGAGCGTTGTCTGAAGCGCAGTCAAAAGTCGAATCTCAGAAGGTTCAATCATTAGGTGAAGTACAGAGTCAGCGCTTGCAGTCTCAGTACGGAGCCGCGTCTAATCTGCTCGATTCTGCCATTAAAAACATCGCCTTCCGCGATAGAATCGAATCAGCAGACACCCTGACCGAGTTAGCGAGGGCAGTTTAATGGTCGACATTCGGGGTGGGCTTAGGCTAGCGGGGTTGACAAACCCTCTGTTGTTCGGACCAGCTGCCTTAGCGACTGAGGTAGCTTACAATATGTATCCGGCAGAAACGAAAACAAGAGATAACTTAGAAAGGCAAATAGGGTCTGTTCTGTCTTACCTGAACGAACAGCCTTACAAGATTTACGCTGGCGAAGATTACGGCCCGCAGTCCGTGGGCAGCTACTTAAAACTCAGGCAGAGTGATCCCGACCGCTTTCCGCGGCCAACTGGCTTAAAGCCTCCTGAAGCAAAAACTCCTTCGACTCCCGCTGCTCGTCCGCCTGCTAGTTCTGATCGCCAAACTGGCGGAGGGGCTCCCGGCGGTCCGTTGCCTGATACCACTACCAACTGGGGAACCGATCGAGACATCGAAACTGGCACCTTCCCCGAGGACGTTAAGACTCCGGGTAAAGAACCTGGGTTCGAAGAGTTAGTTAAGCTCCTCGCAACTCAGTTGTCTCCCGAAGCTCGTCGGGAAGCGACAAACGAGAATATTCGTCAGTTTGTAACAACATCTGCTATTAGCCAGGCTTTAGGAGCCGAAAAATCTCGCGAACGGTATAAGCGGGAGATCGAGCTTGAGCGCATAAAATCTTGGACCGATATGTACAAGACGGCACAGCAAACTAACGTGCTTTCTCAAGCAATGTTGGGGCAGGCTCTAATTGCTTCTCAGCAACCCAGCGCGAACGTAGCCGACATTCTCAGTAAAGGCACCCAATCCGCCCAGTCTGTGCTTGGCGGTTTCCAACTGAGGACTTGATATGGCCGGTTTTTTAGCTGGTTTAGGCCAGATTGGTACTTTTCTTGGTCAAGCCGGGGGAGCTGCTACGGGCGTTGGCGGTTTGATCAGCGCTTTTGGTGGCGGAGGCGGAGAACCCGATTACGCCTCCTTGTACGCACAGCTAGCGCCTGGTCAGACTCAGCTGACGACTCAGCAGTATCTGATGGGGGCTCAGCTGCAGCCCTGGATCCAGGCGATGGGCGCCGAAACCACTATCCGCGGTCAGACGGCTTACGATCAATTTAAAAACAGCCTAACTAAAGACCAAACTGCAGCCGGCATGCTCGCCGGTATTTCGTCCCAGTATGCCAGTAGTGCGATTGGTCTGCACGATTTAGCGGCTAAAGGTCGTTTGGCTGCTGAAACTCTCGGTCTCGAAACCGCCGAAAATCTGGCTCAGACCTATGCGACTGCCGCGGCGAACTTAGCTAACACTACGTTAACCGGGGAGGCTCAAGCTTTGCTCCCTACCGCACAAGCTGTGGCCTCTGCGGGTCAAACTGCCCAGCAAGGCAAGAACCAACTAGCTTCTAACATTGCTTCGACGAATTTAGACATTCGTCGACAGCAAGAGCAGACTCGTAACCAAATGGCTTTACAGCGTGCTCAGACTGAAGGTCAGTTGGCTTTAGAGCGTTCTCGCCGGTCTGCAGCCCTAGGTCTGACAGCCGCTCTCGCCTGATGCTTACGAAAATTGGAGATCCGTCCACCGTCGCTGGGTGGCTGGACTCACTCGACAAATCGCAGAAAGATGCTTTCATCTTTTATGCCAAAAACGCTACCAGCGATATCGAAGCTTATCTGTATGCCCGGTTCCTCAAGCCGGGTTACGCAGGCAGCATCTCTGATCTGACCGCGTGGGTCCAGGAGAAATACCCCAAAGAAGATCTCAGGAAAATCCTGTTAACCGAAATCGACGGTTTGCAGATGGACTTGCAAAACGTGCGCGGCATGACCTTGAACGGCATGCTCGATTACGCCACAGCAGCGACTAAGGTTTCTGCGTTACAGAAGGAACTCCGTTCTCACATTCAAGCAGTTCGCGCAATTTCTGACGGTGTTGACCGCCGAGGTTTGTTGTTAGCCGGAGCGGATCGTTGTCTCCGCGAGCTGATGCAAACGTTCGACGGTCAGCCCGGTATTCAGGCTTTGCTTGAGGACTCTTCGCTGTTGGTGTGGTCGACGATGGAGCGCGAGGAAAAGTCTTGATCAGGCTTCTCCATCCGACCCAGAATGTTTTGCATGGGGCATCTAAAGATTCCCATAAAGGCATCATTGATGCCTAGCGACATAACGAGTTCTGTGTTCTCGATATACGCCCCAAACGGCAGCATTACAGCAGGTTGATCCGATACCGGGTTGCCTGCGTAGTCGGTCCACACGATCAGGTGATCGTTAAGGGAGCCGGTGAAGAGCGGATTTTTATCGATGTACAGGATTTTGGTGAAATCTCGATCGACGATGTAGGCGCCCAAGTGGTACAGGAGGAATGTTTTACCGGAAGCTTCCTGCGCCATGTGCTTCCAGTGATAAAAAATAAGGTGCCCGTAACCCAGGTTGATCGGGGGCAGAGAGTTAAACGTAGGTGAGCCGTGTGTGACTTTATCCAGAGCCGCCGTGTCTACGGTGATTGTTGGATCGTTTTCGCGCTCGATCGTTAGAGGCCGCGTGGCATACAGACAGTTCAACTGGCTTTTATGACTAAAGAAACACCAATTCTTTTCGGCTTCCCCTTTGACTAGGTTTTTGCCGATAGGCGGAATTGCTGCGTGCACTGCCTCAAATGAGTCATTGACTAGGCAAACAATCACTTTTGGAGTGTTAAACAGCTTGTCCGGACGATTGTCGTAGCGACTGGCGTATGTCGAAGCGACAAACTGTACGTACAAATTGTCATCTGGGCCTACGAAGAGGCGCGGATCTTCGTAGCTGAGGCGATGTTTCTTGGAACGCAGCTTCTTGGTTCCCACGATCGTATGATCATCAGCCAGTTCTCCGATGTAAATGTCGGTTGGTTGATTATTTAGATAGAAATACTTCATGTCGTGCCGGAATCCGAAAGGCTCCGGCTGGGAGCGCCACGCGATATAGGTTTTACCGTTGTGCTTGACGATGCTGGGGCTGAAGTTGGCAACGTTGTGCGCAGGCAGACCCCTCAGGATCCGCTTAAAACTGCCCCCTAGGTTCTCTGCTTGTGTATAGACAGTGGGTATACCCTCACGCTCGCGCTTAATCGGGTACACAACATCGCTATTTGCGTGGAAGAAACGGTATGTGATGTTCATTAGGCTGCCAAAAGATCGTTAATAGCCGCAGAGAAACCGGCGGAAACTGATTCCCAGCGGTACTCGGGGCGTTGTGTCACGGCAAAGCACGCTTCTGCGACTTCGTCGTAAACCTTTTTGTTGTAATACAGTTCGTTAAGGCAATCGACGGCTGATTTCACAGAAATCAGACCGCGTTCAACCCCAAGATCTTTGTCGACAACCCACGTTGCGATGTCTGCGAGCTGCGCAGCCTCATCCCAGATGTCAAGACACGCAGTGTGGGCCGGGACAACTTGGGGTTTACGGCAGCTTGCGTGCTCGAAACTCACCAGGCCCCATCCTTCGCCATCTGCGGTGTTAATACCAACGTCACATGCGTTGTAAATCGTGTTCAGCATCTCATCTGGAGGTGCTTGCATGTAGTTAATGTTCTCCGATGTCAGGATCAGGCGTTGAGCGCCATCGATTTTGACTCGTTCGCACTCACGGCGGAACAGCGGGATAATGTCCCACCCCATATCTTTGGCGCCCATGTGTAGATACAACATGGCGTCAGGCTTATCCTGCGCAAACTTAACGAAGGTTTGGATTGTTAAATCGATTCGTTTGCGTGGTTGGTTGCGATTGCCGTTAAAAACGATGAATTTGTCTTTAGGCAGACCGAGCTTGTCCCGAGCTTCGTCGCGCGGCATCGGGCTGAACTTGCTGAGGTCCACCCCATGCGGCAGCACACCTAGTTTGGCCGCTTGCACGCCGTGATCGATGATCCGATGCGCGGATCCCACAGTGAATGTGACAGCAAGATCCCAATGCGGGATGTTCCGCAGCATATCCGGGTAGTAGCGCTCGCTATCCACCGGGAAGTATGCGATGAATTTGAACTTAAACTTATCTTTTAGGAATTGGCAGCGTTCCCAGAACTGGTTCACGACCCAGATGTCGTTTAGACAGATGATTACATCCGGCTTTACGTTTTCAATGACTTCCGGAATACGCGGGATTCCAAATCGATCCGGACAATGCAGCGTGGACGCCGGATAAATCTTGTAGGGTTTGTCGTGAGGGTCTCCAGCGTAGTTAATACCTAAAACGGTTACTTCGTGCTCTTTACACAGCACATCCAGTACACTATGAGTTACACGTGCGAACCCAGTGTTACTGCAAATGTCTCCGTACCAGAGAACTTTCGCCATTCTTGAAGTATCCTCTTGATACGGGTAATATAGCAACACTGTCAATTTACTGACATGCCGAGCCGGGAAACTTTTGCCTACCGCCGCGGCGCTCAGATGCGTGCCGTGCGTGCACAAGAAAGCACAATAAGCTCTATTGACTCTATTTACTCCAAAGCGGCTGATGATTTTCAGACGTTTTGCACGATCTTGGACAAGCCCCCAGCAAAACACATGCTGGAGTGGCATCACCATCTGATAACGGGGGAGTCCAATAAGTATTTACTCGATATTGCAGGGCCTAACCTTGATATTTTGAGCCCACGTGGTAGCGCTAAGTCTACTGTACTTAACTTATTTACTGCATGGATTATTGGGAGGCACACAACCGCCCAGAGGCCATTACAGATTATTTATGTTTCGTATAACATTGCCACCGCTATCCCCAAAAGTCGAATTATTCGACAGCTTATTGACTCTCCTGAGTTCCGTAAGATCTTTCCGAGGGTTCAATTGAAGTCCGGCATGCAGTCGGACATCGGTTGGTCGATTGATTTCGATTACGCAGGTATTCCGCGTATCGGTGATGAGGAATTCACCCTTAGGGCAGCCGGTCTACGAGGTTCCATTACGTCTAAACGTGCACACCTAGTTATCGTAGATGACCCTATTAAATCTAGTGCGGATATTAAGAACCCGGCTATCCGGGATGAGATGAATAACAACTGGTCGTCCGTTATTGCACCAATTATCTTCGAAGGTGGGCGTTCTATCTGTCTTGGAACTCGTTTCCATCCTCTAGATATCCATAAAACCATGTTTGTACCCACTAAAGGGTGGAAACAGGTGACGCAAGAGGCTATTACGTACGATAACAAGGGGGAACCAGTCAGTTATTGGCCGGAACAGTGGTCTGCTGACTATTTGTTAGGTCAGAAAGAGCTAGACCCCGTGGCTTTCGCTTATCAGTATCAACAGCAGCCCGTGATGACCTCTGATCTGGTCGTTTCTCCCGATCTGCTCGTTAAAGGAGAAGTTGTAACTGAATTTGACAGCCTCGCAGTCGGTATTGACCTCTCAGCAAGCAAGAACGAGACCAGCGACTACACAGCTTTTGTGTTAGGAGGGCGTTTAAAGGATAAATACTACATAATCGATGCTCACCAGTGTCGTTCCATCGGAAATCTTGAAAAAATAGACCTTCTGTGTGATATGTTGCTCGAATGGGGCATTTTGACGCTACATGATGGGCAATATATGCCGACATACTCCACGATCACCCTCGTGGTCGAGTCTGTAGCGTACCAAGCGTCGTTGGCGGCGGATTTACGACGAGTTTTGATTAACGACAGGGACCTGGGCAACTTACATATTCATGAAGTCAAGGGTTTTCGCGGAGACAAAATCGCCCGTTTCCGCGGAACGTTAGGTTTGCTAGAAAATAAGAAAATCACGTTCAACAAGTACCGTAAGTTCGACGCTCTGTTCGATCAGCTGATCAACGTCGGCGCCACAGCGCATGACGACCTCTTAGACGCATACACTTGGCTTATTGCGTATTTACAGCGCCGAGGGGAGTTTTCAATTGAGTACTGATTCAGCCTCCGTGGGAGACACTACAGTGCAAAAAGCTCTCGGCCCAGCCGAGCCTGATATGAAAGGTAAAAAAATATGGGTTGCTGTAACTGCGCACAGTCCTCTGAGTAGGATAGATCCTCTTATAAATGTTGTAAAAGCGTACAATTATTTTGTTTGCGATGTTTGTATTCATGTTTACGTAGATTACGAGTCTCAAAACTGTGTTGAGGATTTAGCGAAAATATTAGAAACAGTCTCAAATAAGACTATTGAGATAAAAGTCGCTTCTTCGGAATATGAAAATTGGTATCTTACCTGGGCTCATAAGACTGATTTAGCGTTAGCTGTCCTCAATAGAGTCGCAGATTTCTACATTTACCAGGAGAACGATATGGTTCTTCTTTGGGAGAATTTCAGGTATTGGGTTCGCTGGAAGCCGCGCCTCGCTCAGTTGGGTTTAGAGCCTGGTTTTGTTCGATACGAGTTATTCGAAAATAAGAAGATTGCTTTTGATAACTATTATCCGTATTCTTTGTCGCGGGAGACACCTAACATCTGGGGACATATTGGATTCACAGTCCCTAAACTTTTAGTTGTTGATCGCGAAGTTCACTTTTTTGTTCAGCTGGCTAATCCATATTACGGAGCGATGATCCTCGATCAAGCTGATGCCGAGGCTTATATTCGTTCGGATAGTTGCGATCCGGGGAAAAGTTACGCCAAAGTCGGAATCCGAAACTGGCCTATCGCGGATCGTAGTTCGCTCGGGCTGACGTTTGAGAATGTCCCTTCAGGATACGAGCACAGACGTTGTGTTCCCATGCGGAAAGAAAACGGAGTGTATAGATTGCACCCCAATGGCCTTATTCGTCACGACGATCTCAAATATTCTTCAAAGTTAAAAGAACTTCATGGAAGTTTGTTAGACTGTGATCATCTAATAAGTCTGGTTTAAAGTGGCTGGCGGAGGCGCTGCCTTTGTAACCGTCGGATATCAGCTCCAAGGAAGAATCTTGTATCAGACGCTCGGCAGAGGCGATGCGTATAGACTTCGAAAGTTTATCGAATCCCACGATGGAACGATTTTTTGGTTCAATCCTGCCTGAAGATGATGCCGTACATCATCCAAAGCACTATACGCAGGGTGACATTGAGTGTATCGATGCTTTGCGGGCCGCCTTAGGTGTTGAAGGTTTTAAGGCATATTGTCGAGGAGCCTGCCTTAAGTACCTGTGGCGCACAGAACATAAAAACGGAGTTCAAGATCTTCAAAAATGCGCGTGGTATTTAGATCGATTGATAGAAGAAGCTATTAAATACCCTAAACTACCTTAAGCACTCGGATCCGTATGGACGTTCGCGCTTTTGGTTCGTATTACGGTCAATCTGCTTCGCTACCGTACGCAAGCGGATTTATGGTTAATGCTTCCGGTACTAATGTTAATTTTGCAGCTTGCAGAGGTATTTTTATCGAAAGTGCATCTAAAAACACGGATAAAACCTTAGTGGTTACGCTTACGGATTCTCCTGGAACCCCTATAACTTTTAAACACATCCGAGAAGATACACATTTACCAATATCGATTACGTCTATTAGTGGTATCAGCACTGTTGACTACGTTTACGTGATGTACTGATGGCCGACATCGCTAAGAAAAAAGATCCCGCTAAGTGGGCTCGGGCTAAAGCCAAGGCTCGGGCAAAACTTGGTGGACACAGTGCTCGCGCAATGCAGCTTGCGACAAAGTACTATAAAGATGCGGGCGGACGTTACGAAGGTTCTAAATCTTCGTCTAATCGACTTTCTCGTTGGGGAAAGGAAGATTGGCAAACTCGTGAAGAGTACGAAAAGGATTCTAAGTAATGGCCTCTAGTTACAGTTCTTCTGATTTAGCCAAGCTTTTTTCAGGCGGAGAGGATAGCTTCCGGGAAGATGTTCTCGACGAAGTTACATCCGAAAAGCTCTTCGACGAGCTGTATCAAGACACGTCCGATGCCACTCGTTTGGCACTTTGGAATCGTCTTCTGGATGCTACGAAAGACGATCTTTTAAAATCTGCGACTGTGTCCCGGATGACGGGCTCGCCCACGCAGGCTGGCGGGTCATACGTGTGATGGCTGATTTAGCTCGCGAAAAAGGTAGGACTGAACGTTATCTACCTAAAGCCGCGTGGGCTTCATTAAGTCCTTCTGAACGTCGCGCTACCGACGAAGCCAAGAAGCGTGCGACACGCGGCGACAGACCTGTAAATACTCAAGTTCCTAATACAGCTAAAGCACGCGAAGCTCGTCGTCGAGCATCTGAGTATATTAGGAAGAAGACTTCTTAAACAAAATGCGGAGCCCGTTCAACCAAGCCGCTGATTTTTTTGGTCGGGCTTTTTCCGATCAAGAGCAAGCTGCAGACACGCAAGAATATTTAGATACCGTATATGACTCTCCATCTGAATACAATCTCCGCTTACAAAGTCCCACTATCGGTGCAATGCCTCCTGCTTTAACGGGTAACCCTTCTGCCGAGGATGAAATGGATAATTACGTGCGCGGTATGAAAGAGTCTTTACTCGAGGAAGCTCGGGCAAAGCGGCGCCCTACTAATGGCGATAGTGCTGTACGCGCCTCTGGCGGAATCAATACCGCCGTTAAGCGCTAATATGCTGACAGCCTTCAGGTTGTCATGCTGTTTGACTGTTTTTTGTATTTTGACGAAAAAGAGCTCCTAGAACTCAGAATTGAGTTACTTAAAGATATTGTAGATGGGTTTATTATTACAGACGGAGACCGTACATTTAAAGGCGATCCTAAGCCTTTTACGTGTGTAGATACCATCCGGGCTCTGGGTTTACCTGAGGATATGATTCAAGTTCTTCACGTAGAGCTTCCTACTCCTGAAGATATTCCTAATCCGTGGGCGCGCGAGTATGCCCAGAGGGATGCTTTAGGAGTCGGCATGCGTATGACTCCACCTGATTCTGTGTTCTTTTTCAGTGACGTTGACGAAATCCCTAAACCCGAAGCGTTGCTGGAGGCGGTCGAATTAGCCAAAGCAGACACTTCGCGGTGTGTTCGGCTATCCATGCCTATGTTCTACGGGCGTGCAGACCTTCGTGTCGTTAATCCGGAAGGCAGCCCTACTGAGGCTCCTAATAATTGGACTTGCGGCACAGTTGTTCTTCACGATCACTTAGATCAGACGCCCTCGCAAATCCGTCACAACCCAAACGATATTGTTGTTGGGAACTGTGATGCCGGGTGGCACTTTAGCTGGATGGGCGACGCATCTCGCATGAAACGTAAGGTCACTTCCTTCTCTCATTGCTATGACGTAATCCCCAACGCTGTAGCCCCTGCTGATAGCCAAGAAATGCTTGATTTTATCGACTCTTATCGTGCTGCGGCTGGAGCTACGGATCCCTTAGGGCGTACCGATCATATTCTTGAGCCTTATCCTCACGAATTGCTGCCAGCGAAGCTTTTTGAGCTAGATCGAGTTCGTAACTATCTGCTTCCTTAAGCATCTTTAGGTAACGCCTTAGTTTTTAAGAAAAAATTGTTTAAAATTAGACAAGTTCAACCGTAGATCTGTGGCTGCTAAACGTATGGCTGGAGGTAACCGTCCTGCGCCCGGCGGCCGGAGTCGTTCCCAGCCACGTGCGGCTACTCCCCGTCCGCAACCTCGAGCTGCTACTCCCCGTCCGCAACCTCGCGCGGCTGCTCCTCGTCCCCAAGCTGCTGCTCCTCGTCCCCAACGTCCGGCTGCTAGTCAGAACCGGATGACCTCTGTTTCTGGTGGGCTGGGCTCTCTTGGTGCTGCTCTTCCCCAACAGACTGGGCGCCCTCAGGCGGACCAAACTAAGGCTCGTCAAGCTAAAGGAAAGTCTTTAAAAAGGCTGCAGCAACCCAGTGGCGATATGACGCGTTCGATTGCGAAAGGACCTATTACAAAACCGAAAGATCGACCCAAAGTAGCCGCTGCTTCTCAACCTGCACAAAATTTAAGCTGGCAGTCAAGTGATATCGGAAAATACGCTACCGGGGGAGAAGTTTACGGCGGCTCGCTAGGCCCTGGTGTGTTCGACGCTGCCGCTTGGATGCGCGCGCGTAATGTTGGCGGCTTCAATGACGAACAGATTAAAGATTATTTAGCCAAGGGAGATACCGGTTTGTATATCGGTAATCGTCCTCAAGCTGTTATCGATAATTGGGCCACTCAGAATCCTAAGCAATACACTCAGTATGTAGATCCCACGGGGGAGAATAAATTCGAGCCGGCTCGAGTTTTATTCAACCCGTTAGGTTCGACCAATTTAGGTATTGGTCGCGGCGGTCTGCAGGACAAGGGAATCTCGTGGTACACAAGCTCTAACTTACCCGGCAACAACCAGACCGGGGAGATGAATGTGCTGGAAAATTCTTACTTCATGAATACACCCGAGGGTATGTCCCGAGTTTTTGAGGGCGAGTCGGCCGTCCCCACTCGTTTTATGGGGGACCCGAAAACTGGCCAGCCCAGCAGCGCCCCCGGCAGTATTCCGTTTGGTTACGATCAGTTCACGTCTCCGGCAGCCAAGAAATACCTCGAAAGCTTGCAGTACAAGGGCTCGTGGCTTAAGTAGACTGTTGGGGAGAAAAGTTCTCTTGAATTAACACTGTACTGAATATGGCAGCTGATACGCTGGGCGTTCGACAAAGATTCACTGAGATCTTAGAAGCGTCTCGGACGCAAGATCGCTCGCGTCAGGCCGCCACGATGGTGGTCTTAGGCCACCTCCAGCAAATGACCCTTCTGATGATTAAGAAGGGTTTATTTTTTTACTGCGAGCAGGACACTTACCGGGCTCGTACTCAGTTCTTACAAGATTTAATTGATTTAAATAAACTTGATATTCGTTTCCCCGCCATCATCCGGAATTTTTTGCTAGATGGCTGCGGGTTGTTTTACTTCCGTCCCGATCCAAAACTTAAATATCAGATATATTTCTTTACTAAGGATCAGTACCGTGTTTATCACGATATAAATGGAAATATCGAAGAAGTTGTAATTATTTATAGCTACAAGGTAAGGAATACGACGCTAGGTCTTCCTTCCGATAGTTACGGGATGAACGAACGTTACGTTCGCATCTCAATTACAAATGATCGTATAGATGAATTTGAGGCAAATACAGAGCTCAGTTTTGAATTAGAACCGGGTGCTGTTCTCAGCCCTAGGAATAGCCGTCCGAATACGCTTGGGTTTATACCGGCTGTTGAGGTTTTAAACAAACCAAATAGCAGCGGAACTGAAGGCGAAGGCGAGTTTGAGCCTTTCATGGAGCAGATTGTGCTTCATGACCAAATGATGCGCAATATCGCCAAGAACATTGAGTTTTTTGGTAATCCCACGCTTATTAGTTCGCGCCCTCGTAGCGATCTGGTCGAAGCTGCGGATGAAGGTCGTACATTCCGTCCGACTATTAGTAGTCAGAGCGGATTTGCAGGACGCGATACTCCATCTACTCGCGTTTCCGAACCTTTCGGTTCTGGTTCAACACTCGGGGGCTTAAAAGTCCCTCGCGTTATTGCGAATATTGAGCCGAATGACCGCGTGGGCTACATGACGCCCGACCCGGTTAACGGGGATATGAATCGTTACGCTTTGTTGCTGCGTGAAGAAATTCGAACAGCTTTGGGCGGTGTCGACGAGATCTCTATTTCCGCCGGTGCTACGGCAACAGAAATTAAAGGTTTGATGGGTCGCGCGCAGGCCACGGCGCTTCGCAAAAACAAAAGTTTCTTAACTTACGGTTTTTGTCGTCTGTTGGAGATGATTCTCTTCCATCAGGAGGAAATCTTCCGCGACAGCTTCATCGCCGTCAGCGGCATGAAGGCGCCTAACCCGCCTAAAGAGGAGACGCCAGAAGCGCTAGAAAAATATCAGATTTCTGTAGGCAAATTCGAGGCGAAGGTTGAGGCGGAACTTAAGAAAGCTCTTGAGGCTAATAACGTTCCGGCAGGTGTGTACGGTCTGCCTCCTGACGGTAATCGCGATGTTACTTATCGCTTCCAGGGTGATGTTTATGAAGACACTGCGTACGACATTAACCAAAAGTCAATCGTTGTACGAAATCTTCAAGAACTCGGTGTGGATAGCGTCGAAGCTCTGAAGTATCTCTTTCCTGATAAAACGGATGCTGAACGTAGTGAGATGCTGAAGGGATTTCCCTTCCGCATGATCCAACAAACGCAAGGCGCATTCCAGCAATTTTTAGTATTATTAAGTCAGATGTTGCAGACGCCACATCCGCTTGCGCCGAATCAACCATTAGCGGCTGATCCTCGGCTAAACCTGACCGGCCTGTTATACAGGACGTTCGATCACCTTGCGCAAGAACTGACTTACTCGGGCAGCTATGAGCCAGCAGATCCCAGCTTCGATCCCGAGCCCGGTCTCCCCGGCGGTAGCAGCCCCTCAGGCAGCGCCCTCGGCGGATTTGGGCTCAACAGCCTACCCGCAGTGGGTAGCCAATACCCAGGGGGTGCCTTCGGTGGCTATGCCCCAAATGCAGTCGCCGGCAACACCGGTTACGGCCCCTTCTACCAGCAACCAGTACAGCCAGTCTCCGTCAGCCTCCTCCCCGTCCAATCCGTGGGAAGCGGCGATGGGCAGCCTGGAACGGGTGGTTTCTCGGATCTCCCCGTCCCCCAGCCAGGCACAACAGTATCCTCAGTACCAAATGGTGCCGCAGGATACTCAACAGTACAGTCAGAATTTACAGGCCCAACCCTGGCTGTACCAAGCGCCTACGGATCAGCAGATCTCGTACAACAGCGCGTATACAACCCCGACTTCTTATCCGACTTCTACGGAAGCGCAACCCGTTCAACTAAGCGCGGAAACAAGCGCCGTAGTTAATCACTTCGGTATTGAAGCCCCTGCGGTTCTCAACGAGTACGCTGTTACTCTTGAAGATACGCTGATTCAGCAGAATGAAAACATGGAAGCCCTCGCTCTGCGAGCCGGCGCCATGGAGCACATCCTGACTGACCCTGATCAGCTGGCTGATTACACCAATCGGTTCTTCACCGAGGTGTACCCCGTGGACGAGGAGGTTGATTACGGCTACAGCCAACAGTATCAGCCTCAGTATGATCAAATGCCTGCTGTCCCTGCTGGTGCTACCGGCGGTGCTCGCGGTGCTGATGTTGAGTCTCAGTGGAACGGCTTCACTCAGACGATGGATCAGAACCCCGAAAACGCTTGGCGTTATCTGTCTCAGATGAGTCCTGATGCCATCCGTAGCAAGCTGTTGTTCTTGGACAACGCCTGAGCTACTATCCGCTAGGAGGATCCAGGGGACCCCGTCTGGTAGGCGGGGTTTTTTATTGTTAAACTACTTTTAGATTTAGCGTATAATCTTGGCCCCATTTCGAAGCGAGTCTCAGCGCCGCAAATTCTACGCGATGGCGGAACGCGGTGAAATCTCAAAAAATAAAGTAAAAGAGTATGAGGAAGAAACTAAAGGCGATCTCCCTGAGCGCGTAAAGAAAAAAGAGTCTATGGTTAAGGCCAAGCGTAAAGCTAAAAAATTCGCTAAAAAACGCGAGGAAATGCAGCGTGGCTAATCTTAACCGTCGTTCAAAAGCGGCCTCCACACCGGCAGAGTCAATTGCCGCCTTGCAATCTGAGCTGAGTGCCCTTCGCGAACTTTATGTTCGGGATATGCAAAATATCAGTGCGGACATGCAAGCTTTGAGTGCCAAAGTCGAGCCTACTGCTGTTTCTGAAGACTGATTTTAAAAGTTTTATACTATATGTAACCGTGAGAAGCCGATATGTATACGCCTATAAGTAATTGGCGGTACGATAGCGGCTTTCACAGGGTTCAAAGCGGTCCGAACCACGAAGGCTATATCGTGGTTAGCTCTGGGATTGTGGATACCGGCGCGGATACCGGTATCGTCACTCCCGGAGCTCCGAATAGTGGGCTTTGGTATAACACTAACGAGTGGCGCGCTGTTCCTCGCGCGGTTTCTGGGTACTGGACAGATTATTCGGACGTTGATTACGCTCCGAGCGGAGCGCTAAGCAGTTATGTCGGGTATCGCCCTCTGGGTGTTTCGACAATCGCTAATGCAAAAGTTTCCACGTCTTATGGTCCCCAGTTTGGCTTAAGGACAACAGGGCAATCTACTTATTTCAATGGCGTTGCTCCTGCGTCTCAGGCGTACACTCCCTACAACACTCCCGACGACAACACAGCTGCTCAGGGTTACACAGGAGGGGGCGTAACTCACGGTCGTTATGAAGGCGGCATTCTCACAAATCCAACCAACGACACGTCCGGATCTCGCGCGTCGTGGGTGTATAACCCTCCTGTTTACTGTAAAACATATACGGAGACTGTTCGCAGCACAGCTCCTGGGCTGATGTCGACGGCTTTGCGGTACATCTACCGCGGAAAAGCCGGCACGTATGTCTCTAACTTTGCGGCTATCTACCATCAGTTGCCTGAAGGTGTTCGCTCTATGGTGCGCACTTATTCACCTACAGTTAATTCAAGTAATCAAAAGTCAATTTGACCGCTAAAAATGCGACAAGCTGGTTTTGTTCAGCCTGTTTTCTAGTTAAATTAAGTATGTAGTTCTTCGGAGGTTGACGCTTTGTTCGTCGATAATGACTTCCCGAAGCTGCTGGGCGCTGAATTATACCGTCCTCACCCCGCGTATGTGGTGGAGATGGCAGCTGAGCCCGTGGTTGTTCACGATTTCTCGAAGCAACCCGGCCAGACTGTTCAGTTAGACCGGTACCGCTTCTGGGGCAATCCTGGTTCGAAAGAAAGCCGGGAGCGCACTGCCGAGCAAACCATCGGCACGGCTAACAGCCGCAACATTGTTAAGGACAAAGTGCTCGTGACCCTCCGCGAGTACACCGGTCCTGCTGACCCGAGTGATCCCACTCAGCCGAGCACCTTTAAGATTGCTCGCGAGACTCTGATCACCGCTCAGCGTCTGCTGTTGGACACCGGTAACCTTACCGCTTTCCACCAGTCCATCGGTTCTCTGACTCTGCTCGACGACTACCGTCGTTGGCGCGACCGGGTGTTCATCAATGAACTCCTGAAAGCTGTTTCCAAGGGTCAGGCTTCCGACAGCCAAGGTGGTTACTACTACCCCGGCGATCTTGCCGTTGGTAGCCTCACCTACGCCAACGCCGAGCAAGCTAAGTTCGACGTTAAGGATGACCTGCTGCGCGTGGTGAAGAGCCTGCGTAAGCGGAACACTCCTACCTACCAGGACGGTTTCTATCGCTGCGTTTGCGATCCTACCTTCCTGATGCACCTGCGCCAGAACAGCGACTTCCGTGAAGTTGCTCGTTACCCCGGCAACGGTCAGATCAACCCCCTCATGTCCTCGATGCAGCCCAACGCTGCCATCTACATGGGTCAGGGCTTCGGTCAAGCCACCTTCGTGGCCGGCGAGCCGATCATGCCCACGGGTTTTGTGTTCGAAGGCGTTCGCTTCTTCGAATCCACCAACATGCCCTCTCAGAGTCAGACTGCCACCATCGGCGGCACGTCGAAGTCTTACGAGAGCGCAATTGGTATGTTCTTCGGTCCCCAGAGCGTTGGCGTCGGCATCGGCGGTAACAATGCCCAGGTGTTGCTGAATAACAACGACGATTTCAGCCGTTTCATCATGATGATTTGGAGCCTGTACGCAGGTTTCGAACTTCTGAACGCTGATTTCGCGACCATCGCCTACTCCTTTAACGCTTGAGGAGGTAACTAACGATGGCCATCAACCCTAACCAGATCTCGGTTGCCAAGATTTATCCTGGTAACTACACCAACGTTCTTCGTTACTGGCACGAAGAGAAGTCCGTTGTTTACAACAACGAGAACGGCACCAGCGAAACCCTCGTCGATCAACCCGTCGGCGGTCCTGTTGGCGTTATTTTCCGTCCCGGCTGGATTGCTCAGCAGGCTGTCGGTTACGTGGACCTGTCTTATCAGGCCCTCGGTTCTGTCAACCAGCTTGAGTACTACACCAAGCCCTACGGTTCTGGTCTGAACGGGGACAACGTTCCCTTCACCACCGCCAACGTGATTATCCCCTCGCCGGATTATCACAAGGATGTGCGTTCCGACATTGCCGACGGTATCACTGTGCCTTCCGGCGCTTATGTGTACCGTGTGGGTCTGCGTCTCGACGGCGGCGATGTGGTTTCCAGCGGCGTGGGCGGCGGTTCCGCTACCCCCACTCTGGGTCTCGGCCCCGCTCTGAGCGTTGGTCTGAACAGCACCCCTACCCCTAGTGGTTTCTTTGCCACTATCGTCGGCGCCAACAGCCGCATCGAGAACGGTTCGTTCAATTCCACCAACGCTTGGAATGATGCGAACATGCACGTTGTGACTGCCGAAACTACTTACAAACTGTCCTCAGTTCGTAACCTCGGCGGTGTGGCTGCTTCGGGTCTCGCCCAAGCTTCCGGTGTGTACGATCCTCGTGCTAAATCCGGCAAGCTCATCGGTAAGGACAAAGCTCTGGCAATCTGCGAAGTTTGCTGGCTGGTTCCTGACGAGCCGCCCAAGCGCTCCGATGTCGCCCTGCAGCCCGCTGGTGTGGTGGAGTCTTCGATTTACACCTCCACCGTTCCCTCGGCCTGATACATTTAATCGGATGTCGACGGACGCCCCCCTCTTCGGAGGGGGATTTTTTTTTACCTGATTCCGATTGACTTACGAAGCAGTTCTTGTTTGATCTGCTCTAAACGATCTTCTGGATTAATGCTGTATGTTTTGCCGGTCTCCACAAGATCTACCAGTGACCTGGCATAGTTCTCAGGGTTGACGTAGTCCAAAATTCCGGCTGTTCGTTTTAATGCTTCCGGGCCTACCCCTGCGCCTGCAATACCTAGACTGCGGTACAGCTCACGCCGTGCTTGCGCCTCTGGCGTTTCCTGAGCCTTAGCTGCATACCTAATCACGTTTGGTGCCACCGTGGCGATATCGGCTGGAGGCAGCGCACTTGCGGCAAACCCGGTTCCACCCACTGCGATACCTCGCGCTGCCGCACGCCTGGGCGACATACCCGCTTTGATATTGGAACTTGTTTCGCCGATGACGTTCAGTACGTCACCTGCAAAAGGAACTGCCTGCAGCAATCGTCTTGCGGGCGCCGGGATTTGAGGTAAACCCGGTAAACGAAAGTTAAAAGGCACCTACCTTTAGACCGTACACCTACTGCCAGTTTAAGGTAAGATACCGTTCAGATACTGTTCACATAATGACTGTGACTCAGGTTAAAGAGTTCACGTACACTCCTAATGGTGTCAAAATCGAAGTTGTCAGCACTCACGACGATGGTGAGTACATGATGGTGCGTTCTATTACTACAGGTAAAGTTTTCTTTGCGCATCGTAATCAGGTTGTTGAGGAAGTTCGTGAGGCTGAACCAGAACCCACTCCTTCGAAGCAACGACGAGGACGTCAATTAGTTAAGCCGGAAGTTCCTGCTTTTAACCGCGTGAATATCAACTCCGCTCCTCCTCAGTTACTGACTCAGGTGTTGAAAGGCGTGGGAATTAAAACTGCTACGGACATAAAAGAACTGCAGCAAAGTTTGCCGGGCGAACGTTTTACCAAACTTGATCAGTTGAAGTCTATTAAGGGTATTAATTGGGATGAGGTTCTTGAAGACGGGAATGTGTACGTAGAATAGTCTTATTCAGGCGTTACGTGTTTCCATGTAACGCCTAATTTTATATTACTTATGCTAGAAATTTATACATTAAATAATTTTGCGATATCTTTTTGAGTTAAGTCATTTTTTTTAAGTAAGTTTTTTATCTGTTTTCCCGAGTGCTGTATAGAGGGTGAATTCGGATAGATTTGTCGGTCAAGGGGGCGTCAGTGTGAGTGGGTGGATTTTACAATACGCCTCCTCTTTTTCTGGGATAAACTTGAGTTATATACGGGGTTTGAAAGGTGGCTCAATTTACACAGCAAGAATTAGAGCAAGTACAGAGTTATCTAGCTCAGCAAGGTGTTGTATTTAATCCTACAACAACGGACGCTACTAAAAGAGAAGTTGTATATGCTGCGATAAATCAGCTAACACGTAATCCTGCTCAGACGTTTGGATACAGGTTAGATGATTACAATTTTAGTCGTGTTGCATATCACCTTGGTTTTAACATAGCTACGGTTCCTGCGGGAGACTATGCGCGTCTTATCGAGGCGTGTAATTCTGTTCCCAGTGAATATTATTTCGATAAGATAGTTCAGCAGGTAGAACGTTGTGAAGAAGCTGAGCGTTTAACGGAGCTGGCGACCGGGAGAGCAACCAGTCGTCAAGAAACTATTTTAGGTGATGTCAGTCGCTCGATTAATATTCAAGATAAAAGAGAAACAGCTAAAATCTGGCGTGAAAATTATTTATATGAATGTGACAGATTGGCTCATATGCTCTACGTCCCGAATTACAGGGATCCCGTAACCGCTAGGTACCGGTTCGAACGCAGCGGCGGCGAATTCATCCAAGCCATTCCCGGACCTCCGGATGTATCCCGTGCGGACCGTCTGTACTTTTACGCAAACTGGCGATAAACGCTATATTTATTAAAGGCATAGGTAGCTGTATGGCTGATTACGCAGAGGGTTTGCGGGTTCTCACTAACTTAGTTAGCAACCCGCAAATGCTGAGGCAGATCCAAAATTTACCTGGAGAGATCTCCGGGCAGATCCAGGATGTTCTGCGTGGTTTCCAGGCAGCAGGTGGTAGTGGCGCTCTAGGTCCCGCTATTCAGAAACGGTTACTGTTTCCGAACGCTCCCGCCCCTCGGCCCATTCCCACCAAAGCTGAAAAGACCCAGCAGCTTCCCTTAGCCATTCGAACCCGCGAAGGTGTGCCCGTTTCTTCGCGTACTCCCCGTCCCACAGTTCGGAATCGTGAGACGATTCAAGCCGGTGCTCGTGAACGCGTTGCGGATATGCCTCGGGTGCGCCTGCCCGGCGAGGCTCCCGGCCAAATGAGCATTTTTTCAGCTCCTGAACCTCAATTTAAATACAACATACACACTGCTCCTGAACCTGAGTTTGGTCCGGGTGCGCGTCCTCTTTCTCTGCGGGAAGCCGACGCCGATACTGCAAACCTGCTTCGGACTCTGGAGCCAGGGACAGCTACGACTCTCGCCCGTCTGGCCGACGATATCGCTTCTGAGTACGGGGTACCAGCCGGGGAAGCTCTTAAAAATATCACCGGTCCGAAGGGCACTGACTACCTCGCCTATTTGA